GAATCCTTATTTGCTGGAACGAGATTGGTTCGGCAGAAGGGTTATGCCTCAGGGTGTTATCTATTCAATGTTTGATATGAAAAAGAACATACTCCCTGCTATTCGTGGCCAAAGATACGAAATGTATTTTACTGCTGATGGTGGTCAATCAGATGCGACTTCATGTAGTTGCAACATTGTAGTGCGTTATGAAGATAAATTCAGAGTGTTGCGTGTCGCGAACTACTACCACAGCGGAAAAGACACAGGGCAAGTTAAAGCAATGTCAACTTATGCAAAAGAGATTAAAAAATTCATTGAATGGTGCGTTAAGAAGTTTGAAATGCAGTATAGCGAAGTATTCGTCGATCCTGCATGTAAATCATTAAGAGAAGAACTACACTTAATCGGCATTCAAACGACAGCAGCGGACAATAACGCTCGAGATATTAAAGGATCAAGTAAAGGAAAAGAAGTTGGTATTGAGCGTTTACAAAACGCTATAACTAACGAGCAGTTTTTACTTGTTGAGTGTGATGAATACGATCACTATAACTTCTTAAAAGAAATCGGCATGTATGTCCGTTTGGATAATGGCGAACCGATAGACGCTTACAACCACGCTTTGGATGAATGTAGATATGCAAATAATTACTTCTATAAACAATACGTGAAATAAGGGGGTTGCAATTTGAAAAAAACTCATTCTACAGATTGCATATGCTTTAGTTGTATTAACTCATTTGAAGATTCATATGAGTTCCGCGAATTAGAACAAAAACTGAAAAAGAATCAAGAGAATTTGTTAATTAATCAAGATAAAAAAGAATTGAAAATTGCTGTCAAGGAACTACATGCTTATATGAATGGCAATAAACCAACGATTAAATTATCTTTTGATTTAATCAATAAAAATGGAGCGAAGATCGGTGTGACTAGAGAAGTACAAGCGTCCATGCTAATTGGCGATGTCACTAGTCATGTAGATAAACTCGCTAAACTCATAATCGATTCGAATGATCTATACTAGGCGGTGAAAATATGTTTGGGAACATCGTTGCAAAAGTAAGGGGGTGGCTATATAAATTGGGACTAATCAAAGGGATTAAGAAGATATCTGATAAAAAAGAGATACCTATTAATGAAGAATCCTATAAGCAAATCAATATATGGAAAGCGATATACAGTGGTCATTATGATGAATGGCATAACGTTAAGTACCATACAGTCGATGGACAGAAAAGCAGAAGGATGGCATCGCTAAACATGGCGAAAGTCATATCACAGGAAATGGCTGCTCTTATATTTAACGAGAAGTGCTCAATTAATATATCAGATAAAACACTTTCAGATGATATTAAGAATGTGCTGGATGAAAATAATTTCATTAAAGAGTTTCAAAGGTATTTAGAGTATACATTCGCTTTAGGTGGAATGGTAATTAAGGTGTATTGGAACAATGGAATTAAACTTTCTTATGTAACAGCAGACTGCTTCGTTCCTATCGCGTGGGACAACAAACATATAACTGAAGGTGTGTTTGTAAATGAACTATCTAAAGGTGATAAGAAGTATACGTTACTTGAGTGGCATCTAGTTGAAGGTAGCGAACAAGTTATCAGAAATGAACTGTACGAAAGTAAGAATCAAGGGGACTTAGGTGTAAAAGTGCCTTTATCTACTCTATATCCTGATTTAGAGGAAGAAGTGTGGATTAAAGATATATCAAGACCTTTATTTGTATACTTCAAACCAAATACAGCAAACAACTTAGACTTAAGTTCACCACTTGGAATTTCGCTATATGCCAACTCGCTAGATACACTGAAATCACTTGATATTGCGTTTGATAGCTTCCAACGTGAGTTCATTTTAGGCAAGAAACGTATCATCGTTCCAACATCAGCTATAAAAATCGTTATAGACCCAATATCAGGTATGCCACATAGATATTTCGACTCGACTGACGAAGTATACGAAGCGATGAAGTTTGATGATGGTGATCAGAGTATTAAAGATATATCTGTAGAATTGCGTGTAGAAGAACATACCGCTGCTATTAATGCGTTATTAAACTATGTATCCATGCAGGTTGGTTTCTCTTCTGGAGCATTTAGTTTTGACGGGCAAGGAGTTAAAACTGCTACCGAAGTTGTAAGTGAAAACTCCAAGACATTCAGAACGAAGCAGTCTCACGAAACGATTATTGAAGATGGTATCCGTGATTTAGTCGATATCATTATCGAAATCGCTTCTTTATATGATGAATTTGAGAGTACAGATGACTATGAGGTTACCGTTACTTTTGATGACTCTATAGCAGAGGATCAGACAGCGGAGATCAATAAACAAGTTACGCTTGTTATGAATGGTTTAACAACTAAGAAGTTAGCCATTATGAAGATTCATGGCGTTTCTGAAGAAGAAGCGAAGAGAATCGTAGAAGAAATTCAAAACGAAAATAAGTTGGTTATGCCTGAAGGAGTGGACTTCTTTGGTGTGAACAATAAAAAACAGAATAATAGTCCAGGAGATGAAGGGTAATGGCACTCCCTCCTGAGAAGTTACAGCAACTCTCAATGTTTGTAGTAGATATCTACAATGCAATCGAAGAAGAGTTGCTTTTAAACATGGCCAGAATGCTCAAGTATGACAGGGAATTGCTACTTACTGCTGAGAACTTCGAACAATACCAACATTGGCGCATAGTTCAGCTGAATAAGTTAGGTAAGTTGAATCAACAGCAAATGAATACCATTGCTAGTCATAGTGGTAAAACGGCTGAAGAAGTACGGAAGATGTTAGAAGGCGCTGGCTTTACGGCAGTGGAACAACATGAACCGTTATACCAGGAAGCAGTACAAGCGGGTAGTTTAGCTTCTGCTCCTGCAATGCATACAAGCGCCGCGCTAACCGGCATCTTGAACACTTATGAGCAACAGGCACTAGACACGCTGAACCTTGTAAATACAACGATGCTGAAGCAGTCACAACAGGTTTATCTGGATGTTTTAAACAAGACGGTAGGTAAACTATTAGGCGGTGTCATAACGCCACAACAGGCGCTTAGGCAGGCGGTTTCCGAATGGTCGCAGCGAGGAATTCCTGCTCTGATTGATAAGGCTGGTAAACGTTGGAGTACTGAAGCGTACGTGAACATGGTAGGTAGGTCTACAAGTCAGAATGTAGCGAATGAGATGCAGATGGCTCGCATGGATGAGTACGATGTGGATCTAATTGAAGCAAGCTCGCACCTTGGAGCGAGACCAGGATGCGCGCCGTACCAAGGTCGTATCTACTCTAAAAGCGGAAAGAGCAAGCGATACCCTCCATTCTCCAGTACATCGTATGGTGAAGCGGCAGGGTTATTAGGTGTGAATTGTCGTCACGTTATCTATCCTTATATACAAGAGAAATCGACTAAGCGTTATGAACCGTATGACACTGATGAGAACTCTAGAGTATATAAGGAAAGCCAACAGCAAAGAAGTTTAGAACGGCAAATTAGGAAAGCAAAGAAAGAAGTAAAGGTTATGGAAGCGCTAGGAGATACAGAGGGCGTGAAGGAAGCTAAGAATAAGGTTTCGCAACGCCAAGCTAATATGAGAGAGTTCATCAATCAGACAAAGCGAAAGCGCCAATATAACCGAGAAAACATTGTATAGGAGGAATGAATAGTGAGTTTTGGACTAGCATTTGAAGAAGTTAAGAAAGGTAAAGGAATGCGATTACCACAATGGAGCGAAGATGTTGTTATTCGTGCGCAGTTCCCTGATGAACATAGCAAGATGACTGCTCCTTATTTGTATGTAGAGAGTCGTTTCGGAAGAGTACCGTGGAAAGAGACAATGATTGAGTTGTTTGCTGAGAAATGGGAGGTTGTTGAATAATGAATTTTGGTCAAGCGATTGAAGAAGTTAAAGCAGGAAAAAAGATTTCGCGAGCAGGTTGGAACGGCAAAAACATGTTTGTTGTTTATCAAAAAGGATATCCGGATGGTATTCCTTGTAATAAACAAACTGCTGAAGCGTGGGGATTAGATGAAGGTGATTTATTCAAAGTACGTCCTTACTTACAATTACGCTGTGCTGATGGAACTCATGCGATGTGGGCACCAAGTACTTCTGATGCATTAGCAGAAGATTGGGAGATTGTTAAATAAACAAGAAGAGAGGAGTAAATCAATATGCCGAAACCATTAAATTATAGATTGCGATTAAAACAAGAAGGAAAAGGAATGCAAGTCTTCTCTGAAGGGGGAGGAAGTGTAACAACACCTGCACCGGAAGGAGGTGAACCCAATGTAGCGACACCAGAAACTACACCACCAACAACGCAAGAACCACCTGCACAACCACCCGTTACTTTTACACAGGAGCAGATGGATGAAGCTAAACAACAGCAGGAAGCGACGCTCTTGAAGAAGTTAGGTGTAGAGAACTTGGATCAGCTCAAGCAATCATTAAAAGGTTGGAATGAACATCAAGATTCTCTCAAAACAGAGCAAGAAAAGACAAATGAAAAGTTAACAACCTTTGAGACTCAGTTGAAAGAAAAAGATGAGTCTCTTTTTAATGCTCAGGCACAAATAGCTGCTCTTAAATTAGATATCAAAGAAGAAAAGAACTTAAATGCAGTTATTACTCTAGCAAAAACTAAAGTTAGTGATGATGTAGACATTACAAAAGCTATCGAAATGGTAGTTGAAGAGTTTCCTCACTTTAAAGGTGTAGTGGAAGAACCGCAAGGAACTCCAAAGCCTACATTCACAACTGGCCAGCATCAAAAGAAAACACCGACTGAAGCAGAACAATGGGCTTCAGCATTTAAACTTATCTAAAACAATATAAAAATAGGAGTGATTTATTCATGGCTACATTGAATTACGCTGCACAATATCAAGAGGCATTAGTACAAAAGTTTGCGCAAGGCGCTGCATTTGGTGCGTTATACAATACACCTAACAACAATATCGTTAAATGGACAGGACCTAAAACGATTCAAATTCCAAGCATCAAAGTAGGCGGATATACAGACGTTAACCGTGACGTTGTAGGAAACTATACTCGTCGTGTCGATAACTCATTTGAACCTAAAACTTTAGGACATGACCGTGAATTCCGTACTTTAGTTGATCCAGTAGATATCGACGAAACTAATATGGCTGTATCTATCGCTAACATTACACGTGTATTCCTTAACGAAGAGAGCATCCCTGAGCATGATAAATACATGGCTTCAAAATTATACTCTGAATTCACTGCAGCAGGTAAAACTGCAGATGCTACGGTATTAACTGCTGCAAACATCTTAGATGTTTTTGATCAAATGATGTTAGAACAGGATGAGGCGGAAGTACCGCAAGACGGTCGTTTGCTTTATGTAACTCCTGCTGTTAAAAAGTTATTAAAAGAAGCAGAAGGAATCCAACGTACGTTAGAAGTTGCAGGTGGTGGGAAAGATATCAACCGTAACGTGTATTCATTAGACGATGTAACAATCGTTACTGTTCCTTCTTCTCGCATGAAAACAGCTTACAACTTCACGAATGGCGCTGTTCCGGATGCTGCTGCAAAACAAATCAACATGATCTTAGTTCATCCTTTAGCAGTTGTGTCTCCACAAAAATACGAGTTCGTTGACTTAGATACTCCAAGCGCTGCTACTGGTGGCAAATACCTTTACTACGAGCGCAAATACTGGGATGTATTCATCTTAGGTGCAAAAGTAGCAGGTGTTAAATTCAATATCACTACTGCATAAAGAGAAGTTTTTACAGCTTCTCTTTTTTCTTATTACGAAAGGAATGGTGTTAAATGAGTAACACGGTAAAAGTGCAACGATTGAATAAGGTATTGCACATCGAAAGGGACTTTCTTCCTAGTTATTTGAATGATGGATTCAATCAGATCACTGAAGAAGGTAAAGTAATCAAACGTGCGACGGGTGGCCGTAATGTCACATTAGGTGAATATAACAAAGCTCTTGACCGTATTGAAGAGTTAGAACAAGAAGTAGCTGATTTAAAAGCACCGAAAAAGTCTGCTGCTAAGTAGGTGATCGTATGGCATATATAGATGCTGATTACTACAATAACGACTATGAAGGAACTCCGGTGTCGGATGTAGCGCTATTAAATCGAATGATAAAAAGAGCCAGTGAGCAGATTGATAGCATCATAGGTTACAAATTACAAGGAGTGGACTTCACTAAAGTTGCTCCTTTTATTCGTGACCAGGTTAAAAAAGCAACTGCTGCACAAGTTGAGTTTTTAGCGATTAATGGAATTACTTCCGCAACAGTAAGCGAAGGTAGTGGAGGATTTTCTGTTGGAGCTTATTCTGAGAATGGAATGAGTGCAGGGGCAGACGATGCCCCCAGTTTCTATGCTCAGTATGCAATTTCAGTCCCTAAATTCTTAAGTCCTACTGGATTGTTGTATTCAGGGTTGTGTGTACATGGCTAAACCAATCAGACGTTCATTGTTAATCCATACAATTCAGTATTTGGAGTATAAAGGTGAAGACGACACTTGGGGCGGTAGTGATAACTACAAACCTGCTGTAATAATTGAAAGGGTTCGAATTGAGCCTAAGAAAACAATTGTATTGAACGGAAATGGTGATAGCACTGTAATGCAAACACTGTTATTTCATGATGCGGTACATTCAACGCCAGTAACTTTTAAAGAGAAATCTAAAGTTATATTCAACGGTAAAGAAATGACCGTTAGCAAAGTCAGTGACTTTTATGATAGGAGCAGTCTTCATCATGTGGAGGTGGCGCTTGTATGATTCGGGTAAATATTCGAATTGATGCGCCTGCTATCGAAGGGAAGGTAATGGAAGCGACTCAGAAAGCGCAATTCGCATTAGATCAGCAGGTGCTTAAAGATAGTAACTTCTACATTCCAAAAGATACAGGTGAGTTAGAAAGGTCGTCAATACGATTCAGCAGACCAGGAGAGGGCCATATCGAATGGAACACTCCTTACGCGCGGAAATTGTATTGGAACCCGCAATTTAATTTTCAACATGATGTGAATCCTAATGCACGTGGACTCTGGCTAGAAGAGGCAAAAGCTAGACATATAAATAATTGGGCTAGAATCGTAGAAAACGAGATTAAGCGAAACTTATAGGAGGGCAAGCATGAAGTGGCTTATAGAATCAGTTAAGAAGCACCTAACTACTAATTTACCAACAAGCATCATGTTTGCTCCTATAAAAGTAGATTTACTCGACATAGGGACGAACAATACACCAAAGAAGAGCATTGCCATAAGAATGACTCCTTCAGCACTAGGGGAGCAATACTTCGAAGGCGAGATTAAAAACAAGCAGTTTCAAGTGCTTGTTAAGAGTGATAACCAATTAGAAGTTAATAACACTATAGAAGCAATTGCGAATGAACTAAATAACGTACAGAGGCGCGTTTTTCATCCTGTCGATAGTTCTTATACTCTTATACGTTTAAACACGTATGTAGAACCCAATTTCGTTGAGAAGACAGCAGCTAACGAATGGATATATACCGCACTATTTAGTGTGGAATTAGAATTAGGAGGTTAATATATGTCATTTTTACTGAACTATGGTTATAAATTTGAAATCGACGTAACACCAGGCGGACAAACACCTACAAAGGCGGTCATTGCAAAAGGTATCACGTCTGTAGATCCTGACAATAACGAAGAAACAGAAGAGACATACTACTATGATGGTGGCGGTTCTGCGGAACGTGACGTTACAGGTGGTATGCTTGGTTACGGCTTTGAAGGACATCGTTTCTATGGAGATAAAGCACAAGATTTCATCTTTAGTTTGCTGAATAAGTTCGGTCCTGACCGTAAGACAACATTCACAGTAACAGAACCGAACGGTGACAAATGGGAAGGGAAGGCAACAATTTCAGAAATCAAAGCGCCAGGTGGAGATGCGAATAGTAAGGGTGAAATTGAATTCACTATCTCATTCGATGGGAAACCAACATTCACAGAAGCGCCTGTAACACCTTAAGGAAGAGTCGTTAATACGGCTCTTTTTCTATTAATTAAAAAGGAGAAATGGATATGACACAATTTAAGTTTGAATTTGAAAAAACGTATAAAGAGGTAGATATCGCAGGAGAAATTCATAGAGTGGATTTTAATGATGATTCAATTTTGAAATATGGTAAGGCTTTCAAGAAATTTGATGAGGATTCCAAAAAGATTACGGGATTAATTCAAAACTTCGAAACTGCTACTGATGAGGAGATTGAACAGTTATCAGTTCACCAAAAAGAATTAGTGAAAGACATCGTTGAAACTTTCTTAGGTGAAGGAACATTCGCTTCTCTTTATGAAAAAGCGGGAAGATCTTCTGCGAATTTAATGGGGCTAGTTCAGTATTTAAATGAAATTTATGTGGAAGAAAGTCAGAAGAAAACAGACGAAACTCGTAATAAATATCTAAGTAACGTGAAGAAATAATGTTTAAATTAACCGAACGTAATTATGATTTCTATACATGGAATGGCGTTCGTTTAGAATTGAATTTAGCCTTTGATAATATCCTATTGCTGTTCGATTTGTTTGATGATGAAAGTATTAATGAGTACCTTAAAACGGACATTGCACTGAATATGCTAGTTGTGGATAAAGTATCCATGAATCAGTTGGATATGGAACGTAAATCAATGTTGTTGCTGGACATCTTAAAAGACAGGCTAGATATTGATTTGAAATTATTAACGAAAAAGAAAATAGAAGAGAAAGAAGAGGAAAAAGCGCCGACTATCCCTACTGTAGATTTTGTAGTGGATGCAGAACGGATTTTTTCCTCTTTTTTGTTTGACTACAATATCGATTTAATTGAACAACAAGGAAAAATGCAATGGAACAAGTTTATGGCTCTCTTCCGTAACCTTTCAAATAAATCACCAATGGGCCAAGCGCTACATTATCGAACTTGTGAAATCCCGCCAAAAGATAAACACAACGCTGATGAGAGGAAGCGTATTAAGAAAATGAAGGAAACTTACGAGCTTCCAAAGGCGAAAGAAATCCGAGAACAGCAGGAATTCATAGCATTCCAGAAAAGAATGGATACGCAAAAAGATCAGGTGAAAGGCAGGTGAGATAATTGGCAGATGGTCGCGTTGAGATAGATACCAGGTTAGACACAGGAAATATACGTCGTGATGTACAGCGAGTGAACAATGAGTTAAGTCATATTGGCGATGGAGTTGCAGCTGCTACTCGCGGGTTAACTGATGAAGTCGGGGCAAGATATGATAGCTTAGGGCGTCGAATTCGATACGCATATAGAGGAACATCGGAAGAAGCAAGAAGAATGTATAGCGAAATGAGAAGCGCTCATTATCAGCAATCGATTGCTATGCGCGGTGTTAAAGATCAAATGATCGGAGCTCAATATCAATATTTTAAGTTAGCGCAAGCGTCTCAAAATTACACAGGTACAACTAGAGAATTCTTAGCAGAAGTTCAAAGAGTGGGAAAAGCTCAAAAAGCAGCAGCAGACGCAGCTATAAATTCAAATAGATTAGCTATGATGGGAATGTTACAGACCATAGGTTATATGCAAAATATGACGACGCAAGCAACTCGTATACGTGAAAATTATACAAGAATGGCAAATCCTCTATATACAATCAATAACGCTGGATTACGCGCTGCGGATGCACTAAACAGAATGGCTAATGCAGGTAATGCTTCAGTACTAGCTCTAAAAATGTTGGGGCCAACTGCGAGTATGAAAGATTTACAGAATATGACCATGATGATTAACCAAGGTTTAATAAGGTTCCAAATGGTCGCTTTAGCGGCAGCGGCATCATCCGTATTGCTTTATGGAGCGTTACACAAATCTAATATGGAAATGAATCCAAAGTATGCGGAAGCCTACACTAAAATGTTAGAGAAACTTTCAAAAGCATTTCAGCCTATGAAAGATGCTTTTGCTGCAATGATGATTCCTATTTATAACTTTATTAGTGCAATAGCGGATCTTGTTATCAAATTTAATGAAGCTCATCCAGTGCTAGCTAAATTCATCCAGGGCACGATGATGTTAATTCCACTATTAACATTGATACTCTCTCCTTTAGCTATAGGTATCGGACTATGGAACGGTATGTTGGCTGCGTGGTCTTCTATTTGGATGCTTATTGGGCCACTTATTACCGGTTTAGCAGCTATGAGTGCAACAGTTTGGGTTGTAGCAGCAGCGGTAGTAGGTTTGGCGATGTATCTCTCTCATTTATGGAAAACAAATGAACAATTTAGAGCAGGAGTTATGAAATCATTAGGTGCTGTTAAACAATTCGGACAAGCTATCGTAGCTTTAGGAAAGTATCTGTTTTGGACTGCTGTTGATGGAGATTATCTGAACGACTGGATTACACATTTGCCAGAAAGCTTTCAACCTGCTGCAGAGAAGATAGGCCGTGCAGTAGCAAAAATCCACGACGCAATTTCAATTGCTATAGGTTCAGTTGCTCGATTTGGGCAACATATTGTAAACCTAGGAAAATACTTATTCTGGACAGCGGTAGATGGGGATTACTTAAATGATTGGATAACTCACTTACCAGAAGGTTTTCAAAATGCCGCGCAGGCTATCGGTATGGCTGTAGCAAAAATAAGAGAAGTTATCGTTCAGTTAGTCGATGCTGTAAAATCTGCATTTCAAGGTAATTTCGACCCGTTGATTCAATTTTTCGTCACTTTAATACCTAATATTATCGCGCTAATTATCGGAGGGATACCTGGTCTAATTATTGGCATTACCACAATGTTTGCAAGAATGTCAGATGGAGTAAACACTGGTGGCGCTCAATTGGTAACTAAGTTTGGAGAAATAGTAAACAACATCGTTACCGCATTTACTACATTCATATCAACACAATTGCCAACTATCGTTGAGCAAGGTGTAAAAATAATCGTTAGTATAATTCAAGGTATTTCACAGTCACTTCCACAACTTGTAACAGCGGTCACACAAGTTATCACAACGTTTATTACTGGACTTGTTACACTATTGCCTCAAATTGTTACTGTAGGTATTAATTTGATACAGACTTTAGTTACAGCTATTACGCAAGCACTCCCACAAATAATTTTAGCAGCGGTACAAATTATAAATGCTTTAGTACAAGGGATTGTTCAAGTGCTTCCTATGATTGTGAATGCAGCAATACAAATTATCACAACATTGATTCAAGCTATTATCCCTTTAATCCCTCAATTGCTTGATGCAGGAATACAAATCTTAATGGCTCTGATAAATGGAATTATTCAATGTTTACCGCAGATTATAACTGCGATTTTACAAGTGATTCAAACACTTGTTAATACAATAGTTACATTGTTGCCACAAATCATCGATGCAGGAATTAAGATCTTAATGGCGCTAATTGATGGGATTATTCAAATCCTCCCTCAATTAATCGAAACAGCTATCATGTTGATTACTAAAATCTGCGATATGCTTATTCAAAATCTTCCTCAACTAATCGATGCTGGTATAAAAATTCTAATGGCATTGATTGACGGGATTATCCAAGTTTTGCCTCAATTAATCGATGCAGCAATTAAGATAATCGTTAAATTAGTAGAAATTTTAATACAAAACCTCCCTAAAATCATTGATGCTGGTATGAAAATACTAACAGCGTTAATCGATGGGATAATTAAAATTTTGCCAGAGTTAATCGAGACAGGATTAAAGTTAATCGTCGAAATAGCTAATGCGATTATTGATAACTTACCTCAGATACTCGAAGCAGGTGGAAAGATTATATTAGAACTTATCAAGGGTATTATGGCTCTTGTGGGTGAGTTAGGAAGCACAATTAAAGATAACGTAGTTAAAAGTATGACTGATAAGCTAGATGGTGCCAAAGATACATTCTTTAAAGCTGGTCAGGGTTTAATGGATATGCTTAAAGATGGATTGAACAGTATGAAAGATAAGGTTTTAGGAACGATGTCTGATATTGCAGGGCAAGTACGTGACTTCCTACCATTCTCTCCTGCAAAAACAGGACCTTTAAGCGATTTAGATCATCTTGATTTTGGAGGTCCAATCTCTGACAGTATTAAACTAGCCTTCCCTCAAGTTAGTGGGCTAATGAGTCAATTACTAGATCTACCTGATATTACAGCGAATGCCCCAGGTCAAGGATTGCAAAATAAAGCCATCAATACTACGAATAACAATACACCTGTATCTGTTACGTTAAATTACAACGGAAACGGCAATGAAAGCGATATGATGCATATGGTTGATATGATTGAGGGCGAGTTGAGTAGAAGACTCGCTACAAAACAATTCATGTTAGGGGGGAGATAATGGGATTAATTATACAAAGAATAAACGGACAACCAATCGACATATCAAATTACAATTTAAGATTAGTAGAATTTGACCCGGATTCTCCCGAATATAAAACAAGATACGAAGAAGTAGAAGGCGCCGATGGAGCGATTGACCTCGGCGCTACTATCGGGACAAGGAAGTTAAAAGCTGTATGTAAAGTAAGTGCGAGGGATATGTATGATATAGCTTTACTTAGAAATGAAATATTTCAATTGTTTCAAAGCAAAGAAGCGTTTTATCTAATCGACAAACGTGAAATGGGTAAACGATGGTTGGTTAGAGTTGACCCCTACACTATAAGTACACTTCGTTATGCTAGGTCAGAGGTAACATTACAATTTACAGCCGCTTTCCCATTTGCTGAATCAATAGGAACCACATTGACCCCGTTAGATATCGATTTAGGTTTGTGGCAGATTGGGCAAGGATTAACGTTTGAAGAACCAAAGTATGTCCACTCCACCTCCACTTTCCGCATTTATAACGCTGGTAATGTTTCACTCAATCCACGAAGAATGCCCTTGTTAATTACGTTTAAAGGTGCTTCGACCAATTTAAAGATAAAAAACAAGACAACTGGTGATGAGTGGTCTTATACAGGAAACACTTCAGTAAATGACACGATAAGATTAGATCAAGTAAGATTCACGAAGAACAGCTTATCTATTGTGCGAGATACAAATAAAAAGTTGATTACACTAAATTCAGGATTTAATGACTTTGAAATTACAGGCGCTACAGGCGCCTTTTCTATTTCATTCGATTTTAGATTTTACTATCTATAGGCGGGAGGTGAACGTTTGAATTTAATTACAATAACAGATGTATTAGGAAACACAGAAATATTGACAGGGTTTAAGAGTTTTAATCGTATTCGAAAAGTGAATGGAGAAAAAGTTATAACCTTTCTCATCATACCAACAGAAGAGAACAAATACGCTTTCCCACTTGTTCAAGAAGAAAGTAAAGTTGAATTTGATGGAGAGACTTATGTAATTAAGTCCATAGCTGAAAGGAATATCGGAAATACATTCTATAAACAAGTTGAATGTATCCATGATTTCTTTGTAAAAATGATTGATAAACAAAAATACGAAGTGCGTAATGGAAGCATGACGTTACGGGATGCACTAGACTTTGTATTTGAAGGTACTGGTTATCAAACAGCGATAATTGATTCTTTTTACGCTCAAGATTTCGAGAACTTTGGAAAAGACAATCGTTTATCTTTGCTGAAAAAGATATTAGAACGATATAGAGCAGAAATGTCGATTAGCGGAAACTTAGTTAGATTTAAAACGAAGATTGGTGAAGATACTGATTTTCAATTTAGGTATAACTTTAATATAAAGACCTTCGAACGTACAATTGATACAAAATCACTTGCTACATACATTCGAGGGTATGGTAAAGACGGATTAATGAGAGAGTATACAAGTCCAAACGTTCATATATTTGGTTTTCTTGAAGCTCCTATGATTGATGATGAACGATACACCACAATATCAGGATTAGATAACGCTTTAAAAGAATCATTACAAGACACCCCAGTTATCAGTATGACACTGGACTTTATAGATTTAAGAAAAGCCGGATATCCTTACATTATCCCAAATGAAGGAGATCGGGTTCTTTTAATTTACGAACCAATGAATGTGGATATTGAAACAAGAATCATGGAGATTGACGAAGAGTTTAATAATGAACTAGAGATAATTAGTTCCAAAGTTACACTAGCTAACTATAAAAAAGATTTATCAGGAACTCTTCTTCAAGCAATACAAAAATCATTGAAGGGCATTGTGAATAATGACGGAAAAATAATATACAATGCTCTCGATGAAGCAGTAAAACGTGCAACACAAGCTATTAAAAACGCTCAAACTGAGCTAGTTTTCGAGAATGGAATACTTGCTGTTGACCCTAACAACCCTAATAACCTTGTCGCTTTCAATAGTGCAGGTATTGGGGTTAGTCGTGATGGAGGAAATACGTTTAAAGAAGCGCTAACTTATGAAGGCTTAGTTGCATCTGTAGGGGTTATAGGACAATTCGAAGCAAATAACATCCGTGTCGGTCCAGAAACAACTTTCGATGCAGGATATGACCCCGCAAAGAAACAGGGCGGTGGTAGAAACTTACTCTATAACACATCCGACTTCGAATGGAATGCAATGTGGGCAGATAACGGACAGGGCGGTGGTGTAGTAGATACTTCTGTCGTATATAACGGAAAAAGTACATTGAGGATCCCTATGCCACAAGGTGTTAGATATCTAGAAGGTAATATCCCTTTAAAAAGAGGTACTTACTATACGTATTCCGCTATGGTTCGTGGTTCTGCGGCAGGAAACGGAACAGAGTTAACTCCACTTCATTTTTGGGCTCATACATCCAAAGATACAAGTGGTCAAATGACAACCATCGTAAAATATGATCAGTCCATTTTAGATAAACAGTGGAAAAGGGTGTACGTTACATTTTTAACACCAGCGGATAAGGATTTGTACTTCTCTCCTTACATTTTCAACGGATTACCTACTGGGACATTACATGTAATTGAAATGTCATTCCAAGAAGGTGACGTGTTAATGGATTGGACAGCCAATCCAGATGAAGTTAGAGCTAAAATGCAACAAATTAGAACAGATTTACGTTTAACTGCACCACTTCCAACGACAATCAACATGGACATGAACGGAATTACAGCTAATACATCCAAATCAGATTCTTTCGCTAGATTTGATTATCGTGGTCTTTATATAAAAAAAGGTGCGGTACAAATAGAGCGAGCGGATGGATATAACTTAATCATAGATGGTACTGCGAACTTTGATATGGGTGTCAGCTCGCATGAGCCACCATTCATGTCGCCAGGTGTTGCCTATAGTGCGTATTGGTATGCAACACGTAATACTACGTGGTCAAATTGTAATTTCTTCACCTTCAAGCATACAGGAAGGTACTTAGTTTTCGCGCTGAGTCTTGCGGTTGACCCTGGTTCATCTGCCCAAGTCAAAATTGTAGATAATGATGGAACTGATTTATGGTTTACATCACACAATAAAACAATCGCTGACAACTATTATATTAATCCGAGAATTGACTTAGGCGTACCAACAGGTCAAATGAAATACGTGTATTTAAGAACAGCTTCAAACAGTGCAGACCACACATCATATGCAAGGGTGCTAAGCAAATGGCAAGAGGGGTGATATGAATGGAATTGAAAGAAAAATACGAACTTAACGAGCGATTTAAAACGTTTATTTATGCTGATTCGGATGAAAATGGGAATATAACACAAGTTGAATGCGGACAACGTATCATCCCTAGCCAAGATTATATGCATTACTTTAGGGTTGATCGCTATATCGCAGACACTCTTTGGAACTATAAAGTAGTTTTAAACGGACGGGTTGCGGAATTACAAGCAATCGACCTTGAAATAGAGAACACAGTAAAAGAGAGGTATTTCTCTCACACGATAGAAGAGCTCGAAAAACAAAAAGAAGAAATGGAAGCTAAGATTCGCCAACTTGAAGAAGAATTAAGCAATAGATCATAACGCCATAAGGAGGTTATTACGTGACAATAAAAGATCTAGGAACAAACATGGATAGACAATGGCGCATTGATTTGAATGATAATTTTAGAGAGTTATCCGGGATGCAGGGGTCCGTTAATGATGCGGTGGATAAAGCGAAAACCGCGGAACAAATAGCGAATGAAGCGAAAGCAAAGGCAGATGCCGCAAATAATACGTCGAACTCGGTGCAAGAACAACTCGACACAATCGTAATAAATGGTGATTCCTCAGTCGAGGCGGCGCAAGCTAGGGTTGATGAGAAAGGGATAGCACATGAGACATTGAAAGTAAGGTTGGATTTGGATTCCTTAAAAGTCGGTAATTTACTTGATTTAGGAACCGATCCAAGAAGTTTAGCGAAAAGTTTAAGTGAGCGAGAAGTTAATGTTAAAGATTTCGGAGCAAAAGGTAATGGAATCAATGATGATACAGTTCCTACACAAAACGCTATTAATTATCTATCTACCTTAGGGGGTGGAGTAGTTAGAATCCCAAGTGGTAAATTTAAGATTAATAGTTCGATAAACGTCCCCTCTAACATTCAATTACTTGGAGTTGGGCATTCTACAATAATTGACGCTACGGGTTTGCCTAAAGGAACGGCATTGAATCAAGTAAAACTGTTTAAAATAGAGGGTAAGCTTGATGTAATAAGTACGACTCCGACTAGTAATATCACTGCGTTATCTGTTAGTCTTCCGGTCTTGAATATAAATGGATTTAAACAAAACGACATGATATTAGTTACTTCTGATGAACCGTATGCCCCAGGTACAGCGAATTCAAGCTGGAAAAAAGGCGAGATTCAAATCGTGAAAGGTGTAACAGATTCCAAGTTAGATTTATCCGGAGCAATGCTTTTCGGATATGACTATACCCAAAATGGGAAGGTAAACCGAATAGACGTTGTAGAAAATGTGGTAATTTCTAATATGAAATTGGTTTTAGGTGGTATCGGCAACGCTCACAATGCCATCTCATGTCGTTATGCCAGAAATATTTTAATTGATAATTTAATAATTGAAGATGCAGAAGACACAAGCATTAATCTATTCTATTGCTATAACTGTACGATTCGTCGCAATACAATATCAAATAGTACATCACCAACCCCTTTAGGGAATACTGGTTATGGAATTGGTGTTTTAGATGCCTGTAGAGAACTGCAAATATACGAAAATACACTTTCAAACTGTAGGCATGGTGTTGCTGGTGGAGGTGCTCGTCCTTCTGTATTGATTCAAGTTTTTAACAATAAAGCGTATGGATGTAGAATAAACTTCGCTTATGACTGTCATGAACCATGTTTTTATTGGTCTTTTCGAGGAAACCTTGCAGACGGATGTAATGGTGGAATAGTTGTACGTGGTCAATATATTGTCATTGATAATAACGATATTATAAATTCGACTGGGAAGGGCATTAGAGTAGAGAGTTATACGCCTGTGACAAATCAATTTAGTATTACCATTAGAAATAATCGTATTAAATATTGTCAAGATATTGGCATAGACATTGATGGTTATCAGTCTCGCTTGAGAGAAGTTATAGTACAAGGTAACGTAATTGATGGTACGGTCACAAAAGGAATAAATTTATATAATTTCCAAAGCGGAGAAGTGTCAAACAATTACATTTTGAATACAAGTGGCATCGGTATTTATGCAGGAGGTACAACCGGGTCTAGAAGTAGTGAGCTAACAATGAGGGATAACACCGTAAATTATTCAGCTAGTGCGAATATATATTTAGAGTTTATAGATAGAATTTTATGTTCATCTAATAAAACGAAGAATTCTACGACTCGTGAAGGTTTGTTCGCCTCAACTTGTAACGAACTTCAAATAGAGGGTGGATTATTCAGGGACAGTTTCACCTATGGTATTTATATAAACGGTGGCAATAAACATTCAATTAGTAACGCTCGTTGTTCAGTGACAACCGATTCGAATGGGGATGGGGTGAGAGTTTTAAATGTAACAGACCTTTCAATTAATGGAGGGATATACGATAGTAACCCTAGATTCGGTATATATATATCAGGTAGTAATTTTTTAGTAGTACGTGGGGTAAATGCTCGTAATAACTCAAATGCTACCAAAATTAATATTGATGAAAATGCTACAAATAAGATAGTAGATGGTAATTTAATATAAAAATTTCCCTTATTTGTTAGAAAATCAAACAAAAAGGTATGGTATTCTGCCTAATATATGTAAAATATAAGTTGAAGATATATAAATTATTTATTAATTAGGCGGGAGCATACTATAATGACTAATAATGAAAAATTGATATACCGTAGACAGTTTTTGTTAGGCTCACATACTATTACAGTACGAAAAGGATGGCGTAAGATTAAATTAAATAATGAATATTATTTGACTGCTCATCCGGATTTATCAGTTACTCAATTGTCTTCAGATAATATTCAATTGACTCTGCTAGGATATTTATTTGATCCTGATTGTCCGAAAAATTCAAATGAAGAAGTCCTGAATAGTATTTGTAAAGGGTTAACGACATTTGAAGAGTTACGCTCAAAAACTTATTCATTAAGTGGAAGATGGATTATTATCTTTAATGACGGTGTTAACATTAAAATGCTACATGATCCATGTGGAATGAGACAGGTTTACTATACTTCTCATGATGGAAAGATATGGTGTGGTTCTCAACCTAACATAATTGCTGAAGAATTAGGCCTAAAAGAAGATACAGATAAGGATGTTTTAAATTTTGTAAAATCTTCTTATTATGAAAATCAAGAACGAGCTTGGGTGGGGGATGGATCTGCCATTCAAGGGGTAAAACATTTGCTTCCCAATCACTATTTAGATTTAAAAACAGCAGCAGTAGAAAGGTTCTGGGTAGATGAAGAAAGCAAAGAAATCAATGTCGATGAGTGTGTTGAAATCGTAACATCTATCCTTAAAGGTTCTCTTGCTGCGGCTAACAATCGTTTCGATATGATGTTGGCTGTCACTGCTGGTTGGGATAGTAGAGTTTTACTTGCTGCTTCTAAAGATATTAAGAACGATGTTTACTATTTTGTAAGTACTATGAACAAATTAACATCTAAAGATGCTGATATTTATGTTCCTGTTAAATTGCTAAATACACTTAATTTAAAATTAAACATTGTCAAAGAATTAAAACCTTTAGACGAGACATTTAAATTAACATTACAAAAAAATGTAAGTATGGCTAGAGACTTACCCAAAACACAAACGATATATTATGCTTATAACAACTTCGAAGGTAAAGTGAATATTAATGGGAATGCAAGTGAAATCGCAAGATGTTACTTTGATTCAAAAAGACCGCCATATAATATTGATGGTTATCAGTTGGCTAAAATGGAAGGATATGATTCATTACCTTATGCAGTGTCAAGACTAAATGAATGGTATGATTCGGCAATATCAGTATGCGAAGAAAATAAAATTGATATTCTTGATCTGTTTTATTGGGAGCAAAGAATGGGTAATTGGGGAACGATGTATCAAGCTGAACAAGATATTGCGATTGAAGAGTTTTGTCCGTTTAACAACAGAAGATTACTTATAGCTTTATTAAAGTTAGGGAAAGAGTACCGCCAAGGTCCAGAACACATTATTTATAACAAAATGATTAATTCGTTGTGGCCAGAAACGCTCTCTGAACCTATTAACCCACTAAATTTTAAATCTAAAGTAAAAAAAACTGTGTTAAGAATAATGTCGCCTTCTTTAAAAAATCAAATCAAGTCTACTTTAAGAATGTTGAAATGAATTTAATTAAAAAGTTGTATCGAGTCTTTAAAATTAACAGCTTAATAAAAATAACAAAAGAGGACCAAGTTGGTTCTCTTTTTTATTATCTAAAAAAAGGAGTGAAAAGATGGATCGTATTGATGTATTAATGAAAACATTTGTAGTCACTTTTGGTGCCTTCTGTGGGTACTTTTTGGGAGGATGGGATACGACATTGAAAGTTCTAGTTATCATGGCAGCTATCGACTATATAACAGGCGTATTCGCAGCAGGATATAACGGAGAATTAAAAAGTAAAGTTGGTTTTAAAGGCATCGCCAAAAAGGTGGTGCTTTTTCTTTTGGTTGGAGTGGCAACCCAGTTAGATACAGCACTTGGAAGCAATAGTGCCATTCGTGAAGCTACAATCTTTTTCTTTATTGGAAATGAGTTGCTTTCGCTTTTGGAAAATGCAGGACGTATGGGAATCCCTTTACCTTCCGCGTTAACAAATGCAGTAGAAGTTTTAGGCGGTAAACAAAAACAAGAAGAGAAAAAAGGAGATGTTGAATAATGGGTAAATATAGTTTACATGGTGGTCACAATCGTTTTGTACAAGGTGCTAACTGGGGAAATAGAGAAGAACATGTTATGGATCGTCTGGTTAAAGATGCGGTTGCAGCTAAGTTACGAGCTTTAGGACATACAGTTTACGATGACACGGACGAGGTTGGTAAAACTCAAGCGCAAAACTTGAATAACATCGTTCGCAACTGTAATTCTCATAGTGTGGACCTTGTAATTTCATTCCACTTAAATAAATTTAACGAAAAAGCGAATGGCGTGGAAGTTTGTTATTATGACCAACAAGCTTTAGCAGCAAAAGTATCAGCTCAACTCTCTAAAGATATTGGGTGGTCTAATCGTGGAGCGAAACCACGCACTGACCTTTATGTGTTAAATAGCACTAAAGCACCAGCAATCCTAATCGAACTCGGATTCATTGATAACGAGTCCGATATGGCTAAATGGGATGTAGATAAGATTGCTAATTCCATCGTATATGCATTGACTGGACAAACTGTTGGAGGTAGCCAACCAACCGCAACAACTCCACCACCTAATCAAAAACGTAATGTTGTAGAGGTAGGAGGCATCGGCGGAGAAAATTTAGCTGATGTAGTAGGCGCTTTAAATTCAGTTCACATGACAGGCAACTTAAACCTTAAAAGTGATGGGTACATTTATCCTGTAACCGATCCAACTAGCGATGTTCAATTAAAAGCCTTTACTGATTATCTTGATCGTAAAGGCTGGGTGTATACAGTTAAGTAAAAAGAGGGTCTGCTCAACTTTGAGTAGGCCCTCTTTTTTATTTACATCCAAAAATCATCGTAATGAACATCTTTATTACTTAATTTCTTTAATGCCTTTATAATTTTTTGTGCGTTCTTCATAGTTGGAGAAAATTTATCCCCTTGGCATACACGACTAATTGTAGATTTACTAACTCCGCTTCTTTCCGCTAATTCTTGTTGAGTAATTTTGTTTTTCTCCAGAAAATTGGAGAGCTTCGATTTTCTTCCTTTACCAGAAATAAGCCATCCCATTTTAATCACTCCTGTTTTTAATTCTTAGTACAAGAGTGGTCAAAAATTTCATTTTTTAAACATCCCGAAAATAGGAATTCTAAACATCATGAAAATCTTCTTTTCAATAAAGATAACTTTTTGCCCGGTTCTTCTGCATAATACTTCATGTAATCGCACATTAGGATATTAATCAATTTATCAGCTGTGTATCCGTGCATAGGGAAAGTATGAGCCATATCAGAAAAGAACACTTCAACCCTACGTAATGTCCTTCTATCAATCTTTACGGTAATCACTCCGTATCGTTCATCATTCTCATTAAATTCTAATTCATAATCTGTATAGTGTTTCTTACTCTCTAAAATTTGGTATAACTGTTCCATACTGTTCTTTGACCTTATATGTTCAAGAAAGTCCTCAACGAGTATTTCTGCTAAATCACTAGCATTACATTCATACTCTTCCTCTTCCATATCTTCAATGATGATATTCATTCGGAATAGATAAATCTTCAGCATTTTAACTTCAAATCGATACTTATCTTTTAATTTCAATTCGATTTTTGTTCGTTCCCACCAATTACTAGCGCTCATGAGTTGTATTTCTTTTGTCATCACATCGTATTTACTATACATGCTGTCACTCCTCACATCGTGCGTAATGCAAAACATAAAATACGTGTTGCTGCAGCTCTTTGTGAAACTCCCCATTCAATTGCTAATTGGACAAGCTTAGAATGTGCTTCCTGCTCCAATTTCGCATGGATGTACTTTTTAGTGTCTTTATATTCATACGCATGTATTTCGCTTATATAATCGATTTTGAGATGTTCTGTGATTATTTTAGACATGTATTGTGTAGTGGTTATTCCTTCTTGGAATGCTGAGGATCTTATTAGTTGTCTTTGTATTTCATTTACGGGGATTTTTACATCTTTCTTTTTATCAGAACGAATTTTACGAGGTTGTTGGTTTGTTATTGTAGTAGATTGTTTTCGAGGTTCGAACATAGGGTTAACATTGTTCATGATGCTCTCCCCTTTCAAATTTAACCTCCTCCCTCTCTGTATTCTTAGGGACATAATTCCAACATGCTATCATTCCTGCTGTTTTTGAGAAAAGAGAGGAGGGAGCTGTATTTTCTTTAGATAATTATTTAGTAATTAAAATTACCATCTTTAGGTAGTGCTGGTCTTTTCTTTTTAGGTATTTCCTGTTGAGTTTGTAGTTTTTCTGCTGTAATAGGTGTTCCTGATACATTCGGCATATGAATACCACTACTTCCACCATTACTTGCAATGTAATAGCGTATCGCATGACGTACTGTTTCTGCTTTTCTGCTTCTAGGAATCTTTTTTAACCATTCATGAATGTCTTTATCTAGCTGATCATCATAACTAAGCTGATAAATTTTACTCGCCATCTTCTTCACTCACTTTAAACATCCCATATTTGAAAAATCCTTCTGCGTTTGCTTGTTGTGGTTTTTCTGCCACCTTCACACCACCAACTAAATCTTCAATAGCGCTTGCGAATAATTCCGCCCCGCCGCCAGTAATAATGATTTCATCGAAACGATCAAACGTTTTCCATGCATTCTTAATACCTTGTTTAATCTTCTCAGATACTTGGAATACAGCTTTCGGCTTAACTTCTTCGAAATCAATAATGTGACGTTCTGAAAGTTTATATTGTCCTGATTCAAAGAACGGCTCGACATGGTAGTATTCCACTTTCGCATTAGAGTTTTGAGAGTTGATATAATCAGCGATTTCTTGATAAACATCCTTCATTCCAGCTTCAACTGATTTGAACTCATTTTCACGACGTAGCCCAGTGATTGAGTCTAAATCTGTTGTCCCTGTTCCGATATCGATTACTCCTACACGGATATCTTCGTAACGTTCATCAGCTACGAATCCCTCTGTATCTAAGTATTGACCCATTACAGTTCCGATAGGTTGCGGTAAAATGATAACCTCTTCTACATTAACCTTTACTGTTTTACCCTCAATTTTGACTGTATGTAACCCTTCAAAAACTTCTTTTAAGTTATTAGCAGATTCTGTACCGATTTCGTTACTCGGTACACCTGTAATTACAATTACTTCATCTGTTGGTTGCACTTTACTTTTAAGAGCAAGATCAGCAAGAGCAATGCTTGTTAACACTTTGTATAAAGGCTCTTTGTATCTGTTTTGGAATCCATAAGTTGCAAATACATCTTTTACTTTTGTGATGTCTTTTCCCCAAACATATTCGATACCTTCAATTTCATAAGTCTTTAATTTTGCTTTTTTACCTGTAATTGATTCCCCTACATCCTTTTTAAAAGCTACTAATGAAGGTAATACTCCTGCTGCAACTTCACTTCTACCTTTAATGTTCCCATTACCATGGTCGATTACTAATACTTTTTTCATAAAATACACAACCTTTCTAGAATCTTTGTATAGAACTTTATTATTTGCAAACTAATTATACAGCAGATAAACTACGTTTCAATAAAAATATTAAAACTCTACACAATCATACTATTAAACTCTAATTATTTTTATTCCTCATTTCTAAAACATCAAAAAAAGAAACAGCAGCAGTCTCATTTACTCCAGAACTGCCACCATTTCTTCTTCTCTTGCGTAGCAGCTATTAGCTTCTTTGTTTCTTGCTGCTCACGAATCGTCTGCATAAGTAACTCGTCATGGTTACTAAGTCGTTCTCCAAGACGTTCCTCTGCTATCTGAATCGCTTCTTTCATTTGCTGCTTCATTTCTTCTTTAAGCTCTTGTTTAATCTCTTCCCTAAGTTGTTCTTTCAATTCATCTTTCCAATCATTAAAAGCTAGTTCTTTCAGTTCCTTCAAGGCTTTGTCACGGTCGTTATCTCTAATAAGAGGTGCAGGAACAGCCCCCGTTCCACCGTTCCTATCTTCTAAACTGTATTCTTCTGCTATGACTTTAGCAGCCATGGAACGTGTCGTTCCAGCGTTCCCAATAAGTGATTGGAATTTCCGTAATGCAACTAGATCATGTTCTGTGAAAGCTCGGTTCTCTCTGTTCTTTCCGTCTTTAACTTTGATGAATTTGTATCCGTTCTTCTCAAGTTCCAAACACCACTTACGTAAGTAACTGTCACTTATGCCAAGCGTCTCAGCAACTTCTTTTGTCCAATAGGACTTTTCTAACGAGTCACGATCCCCGTTCCAATGTTCCTGATCCATTTGTATTCGTTCCTCCTTCCGTTCCTATTGCAACATTCTCGTTAAAAATTGACAATCCTCCCTAAAAGTTTTTGACAATAAAAAAAGAAGACAAGCATCGCGCTTATCTTCCTTCGCCTTGTAACTATATGAAACTTGTATTACAATTGTTGTAGAAATTAATCGAATAAATGAGAAAGAGCCCTAAATCCTCCGCGACCAAACTTTGGATTTAAGACTCTCTGATAAGTTACACAAGGTGTATACCCTGTTGTTAATTAATTTATGTCTCTATGATATCAAATTTAAACAATAAGGTAAATACTTTTATACTCTTGTGTGACTTCCTTTTATTCTCTAAGGAGGTCTATTTGTGTTAGCTATACGGCAATCACAGGAAACATTTATTGATGAGTGGCATGAATGCTATCTATCAGAGTATAAAAAAAGTGGATATATAGCCGTTTTAGATTTAAGCGGTAGCGAGAAGAAACAATTATGGATAGGCACGAACGATGTTGAAACTCTTTCAAATATGTCTAATCCTTCAAATAAGGACTTTTATCTGTCTTTGAATAGTTTCACATTCGGAAGTAGAAAAGCGACGGATTTAAAGCAAATAAGAAACATTGGCGTGGATTTAGATTTTTATAAGTTGGATATTTCAAAAGAATACGTGATTCAGAACTTACAAGATTGTATTGCTGAAGGATTGTTACCGTGTCCAAACCTTGTAATGTATGGAAGAGGAATGCAACTTATTTACACTGTACAAGGCGGAGCTGCCCCGCAAATGGCGTTTTTATCTCAATACATAACGAATCATTTTATAAAAATGTTAATGCCATTAGGAGCCGATGGATCATGTAGTGACCTTTCAAGGGTTTTACGTATGCCATATACGACTCATAGCAAAACTGGAAAGCAAATAGGTCTTGAAATTTGGACAAGACGTGAGCACGACTTACAGGAATTATATGATTATGTACCGCCTTTAGAGAAGAAGAGACAACCAAAACGCACAGTGACACGTAAAAAAGGGTCAATCTCAACTCTTCCGAGTCAAAAAGGTGTAATGAACCTTTATAGTTTGAATACAAAAAGGAAATCCGATTTAGAGAAGATTGTGATGCTCAGAAACGGCGAAATAGAGCATAGACACGACATGACATACATTTATGCCTTCACTACGGCTTTAATCGTTAAAAATCAAACAGCGACGTTAGAAATGACATTTCAGTTAAACAATAAGTTCAAAGAACCACAGAAACGAAAAGAAATAGAACGGACGGCAAAAGATGCGTACAAAGATGCAATTGCGTTTTTCGATGCGTTTGCGGCGAATAACTTCAGTAAACAAGGATTACCATACAGTTTAATAAAACCAATGAAAACAGAGACGATTTTTAAAAAACTAGACATTAAACTGACAGAAGAAGAGCTTGAAGTAATGGATACGTTAATTGACGACAAAGAAAAGTATAAACGTAAAGTTAGCAAGCGAAGAGAAAACGGTATAGTCGAACGAGAAACTTACTTAGCTAATGAAAAACAAAAGAAAAATGAAAAATTAGAACAAGTTAGAAGTGTGTTAAAAAATGATCCAAATTTATCAATAAGAAAAATAGCTGAAACAACTGGGTTTTCTAAATCTGTAGTGGCTCGATTGATGAAATTAATATAATGTCCCAAGGTGTGTCCTTTAAAGCAAGTTATATGTGTGCTTGTGTCTAAGTGTTTGTTTTACATCACACCTTTTAACATTTATATAACTACTGTCCCAGGGTGTGTCTTTTAAAGCAATAGTTATATGTGTTGTTTAGCTATTCAATTCTGAACCTCCTATTTAGGGGGTTTTTATTATGGTGGGGGATGGTAGAATAGGCCTTATTGCAGAATTTGATTTTATCAATCAGATATAGTACGTGAAATTTAAGGTAAACAGATTATAAAGTTAACGTATATGAGTAAAGAAACTATGCAGTAGTATGTTATTCTATGTTTACAAATTTACTTATTACAAGGAGAGGTAAGGTGATTTTTTGGAGAGTTGTTATTACTGCAAGGTGAAAAAAGAGGAAGATGATTTTTATCTTTATAGATATACTAAATTTAGAAGTGGTAGAGAAGAGAGAAGTTATTTATGTAAAGAGTGTAGCGATAAATTGCACGGTGATAGATGGTATCCAATTACAGGTTACGATCAACAATGTGACATTAGTAATCGAGGAACTGTTAGAGAATTAAGAGGTAGCAGATATTATAATATAACAAAGGTGCAGAATGCTAACACTCAATTTGTTTTCTTAACCAAGAATGGTAAGGTAATGAAGAAAAACATTGATTCGTTAATAACAAGATTCATACAGAAAGCAAAAAAATAGTTTTAAAAAATCAAATTTATTGAGGTGATTATTTTATGTGTAAAGAAGAAGATTATTGCACTTGTGAAAACACAAGTGGTGTGTATTCTGAGTGGGATGGTACTGGAACTTGGGATTATTGTGATGACTGTAAGAAGAAAATTGATGGTTCTCTTTGCTACGATGATGAACCTATGGTCGAAGATTTGATGTAATCTCTACATTTTATGTAGGGATTTTTTCATAAAGAAAAGACACCCTAAGGTGCCATCCTCCGACTTGAACCACTTTAATTTTAATAATATGTATTGGACGCCAATCCAAATATTATTTTACCACGTTAAGTTGTTTTCTTCATTGAGAAAAAAGAAAAGCACCCTTTCGAGTGCCATTAGATATTTGTTATGTTAAATACTTGGTGGAGCATCAATTGAAACGTTGATATTTGTTGGACTGCCGAAAATAGATATCCTAACACCATCAACTACTATATTTTCGCTATCTTTATTTGATTCTTTTCCCTCAACCATTTTATCCAGTTTATCTGACCATGTTACCCCTGTAGCTTTTATCATAGCTTTAACAGTGTTAAGGTCCGGCGCTCCATTATATAGCATACTGTCAATTGTCTTTCCATCTCTTCTCAGGTTCACACTAACCCATTTTGCTTCTGATGTAGTATCTTCAGCTTTTGTGTAATAAAAACGATGAGTTTTAGTACTTTCTTCAAGTTCAAGACTGAAAGGTAATACTTGAATGCCTTGACCAGATAACTCATCTTTAATTTTATTATAGTTTTGTAGATATTGATCTGTAGTCATTTCTTGAAAGGCAAATTTCTCTTTAGTTTTTTTCTCTTCTTTTTTGTAAGTAGGTTCAGATTGTTTAGATTCAGTTGCAGTTTTCTCATTTGAACCACAAGCAGCTAATCCCATAAGTAAGGCGCTACAAGTTAATGCTGTAAGTAATTTATGCTTCATATTGTTGCCTCCGATATGTATTAGTTATTTCAATTTATTACGAATCGCTTTTAATACCCCATCGACATTGTAATCAGGAATATTGCGGATTGTACGTTTCTTTGTTCCAAACATTTTCTTCATTTCTAGATAAATGATACCTGTATTCATAAGAGATATCCCAAACGGCCCTTGAATGATGTCAAAATCAACATCTTTAATATCTTTGTACTTCACAACTTCAGCTTCAGCGCCACCGAATAAGCCGCCTTTCATCATTACCAGATATAAGTTATGCTCTCCGACCACGATGAATCCTGTTTTTGTTAACTTAGGATCAGCAACTTCAAAGTAATGAATGTTTTCTTTAGCCTTCATAACCTTCTTTAAAGCATCGAAAGCAAACTGATAGTATTTTCGTTCCGTTTTTGGTAGTTCCTTTGAGATTTCAACCATTTCCGCAAGAGTAACCGGGTATTCAATAACGCCGAAGCGTTCATCAATTTTAGTGTATTTTGGAGTAGCCATATAATATCCCCTTTTAAAATGTAAGATTTCTCAACCAAGCATAACAAATTCAGTTACAACTATTTTGTCACATTTTGTCGAACGAAAATAAAAAAAGAGAGCCTAAGCCCTCAATGGTAAGTTTGGTCAAATTATGTCAAATTTTACCACTGGTCAATGGAAAAGATTTCTTCTACAATCAAATCAAATACAACACTCCACATTTGGAATACAAAGCACTGCAATGCATCGTATTCCACTTATGATTCATTTAAGTAGTTTAGGGTTGCGATCTGCTTTAAAACGCTTGTGCGTTAAAATAAGGAGAGTGAAGTCTACATAAAATACTTTTTAATCAAGTAAGTGTATTCGACTAACAAATTCAAAGCTTTCTTTTGTGGTTCTGTATCCAACTCTGATATCTGATGCAAAATCACATCCACCTGCGGTGGTACACGATAATTCCTGCCAACTAGATTATCAATAGAAACATTGTAAAGATCACTAATTTTTATTAAAGTTGAGATGTCTGGCTCAGCACGTTCAGCTTCCCAATTCGTATATGTTGTTCGAGCAACATTTAAATGGTGAGCTACATCTGTTTGGGTATAACCCTGTTTCTTCCGTAAGTAAATTAATCGTTTTCCAAGCAATGTATTACACCGCCCTTTTTAATCTTCGACAATTATAATCGAATAAGGGGTGTATTTGGTATATATTTGGATAAAACGATTATTTAACAAACAACCGATTTAGAAAATGATTAAAAATTAATCAAATTAAAAATGACTAGAACAAACGTTTGTTTGGTGGTAAAATATTCATATAGGTTCTTATTTATGAAAAATGCATGATTGCATATTCTATTCCGTCAAACATGAGAAACGTTGCTGTAGAACGGTTTTAAAACTTTCTCAATAATTGTAGCTGATTTTCATACAATCATACGACCGAATATTGGGAAAAATGTGTTATTATGAAAACATTAAAATAAACGGAACGAAAAAAAGACTCACAGCGTGTACAAGTAGTGTCCGACCACTCTTGTACCGTTCGCCCGACTCACAAGGGGAACATCTGCCATTAGTCTCTTTTCGGTTACTACACGAGTAACACTTACATTATAACATGCCGATATTACTAAATCATTACTATGGTATTAATTTCCTTTTAAAAAAGTTGAGAAAATAAGCGAAGTCTTTGTTCCAAAGGGGAGGAACAAGAAGTGTGGAAGGTATTAAATGTTCTTGAAGGAGAATTATATGTAGCTGGATTTAAGAAAAAGCAGTTAGCTGATTATTGGGGAGTGAAACCTGCTACAGTTACCAAAATATTTAAAGGAGCTAACGATATTAGTTTCGGATATCTTTCGAAAACGCTTATTTTATTAAAAAAGAGTTTGATTTCACAGGCGAAAGTTGTCAATGACTATATTATGAACACAGACCCTAAACCTGAAAATTTAAGAGAAGCTATGGAAGACTTGGCTATTAGAGGTAAGTTCGAATTATTGAAAGCGATTATAGATCAAGAGATTGACTCTGACGTTGGCGAAAACAAAGAATTTGCAGAAGTATATGAAATAATTTATAGAAGATACCAAGAAGGTTTGAGCGCATCCGCTTATTTCAAATTATTAAGACAAAAAAATAAAAATGTAAAAACAATCGAAATGGAAGTTTTGACAGAAATATTATTATGTCAGGCGCAATATCAGTCTGGAAACTATAAAACATTATACGAGAGACTTAAGTCAGTTAACGAGAAAATAAATGATATAACAAATAAATTTATAAAAGAATGTTTGTTACTAAGATATAAAGAAGCAATAGCAGTAACTTCTTTACAAGGCGGCGAAGTGGTTGAATCTCGTTCCATATGTCGAGATATATTGGATGAATTAGAGTGGGATGACTTTTTCTCACTACCAAAACTAAATGCATACTTGAAAATAGGCGAGTCATTAATATTCGAACCTGAAAATTACGACAATGCTAAGTTTTATTTAGAGAAAACCCTAGAATTATTAGGTAATCCTAATTGCAAAGGATTAAAAAAGAAATGGAAACTTGTTCAACAAACCTTATCTTTCTTGAAAATCCATTATCAAAGAGATCTGAATACCTTGAAATTTGTACACCCAAGCGAAAAGGCATATTCAATGATACTTGAAGGGGATATTTTAGGCGCAAAAAAGATTTTATTAGACTTAAAAGAGAAACATGGAGAATGGACTGATATTCAAACCACTTACTATGCTCTTACATGTGAAGGAGAAGAGAGGGAATCTCTACTAAGAAAGTCCTTACTGATGTGCCAAAAGTCTGGTAATATCCATTATTCGCAATTACCGAAAATATACTTGGGTTTAATTTAAAAAAATGGTATAATTATCTTCGAAAGAAGAGGTGGAAATATTGAAAAAAATATTAGCTTTATTGCCAATTTTATTAGTAGCGGGGTTGTTCACTTTTTCTGCTGATAACCAACAAACAGATGATAAACAAGAAGCGTCTGAACCTGTTATTCAACGTATGATGACGGATCCAGGTGGAGGCTGGTAATTATTACCAGTTAAAACATCGCTTTTAATTAAATATAAATTTGAAATGACATCGTCTTAATTGGCGGTGTCATTCGTATTTTACGGAGAAATTTCCCTTTTAGGGGAAACGGTAAAAAAGTAATTAATTCCAAAAAAATACAAAAAGGATGCAGGGGGAGATTATGATGACAAAAGAGCAATTATTAAAACAGGCGGCAATTGAATGGTTATTAAAGAGTGGTAACGAAGATGTAGAAGAATTACTAAAAACGGCTACATTAAGTACATATAAAGAAGAATAGAGAAAAAGAAAAAAGACTTACCGATATTGGTAGTCTTTTTGTTTATATGCCATTATTTTTGGCTTTTTGGTACTGAACAAACATTTCTAAGTGTTCTAATGCTTTATCTTGCTCTGAATCCTCTAATTCAGCGATTAACTTTTCAAGCCTCTTGGCCATTTCTGTTGCTTTCTCATCATCTTCTTTTGTTAAACGTGAATCTTCAGCGCGTCCTAATAGGTAATCTGTAGTTACTTTATGATAATCCGCTATTTTCTGTATTAGTTGTAAGTCTGGTTCGTTACGATCGTTTTCGAAGTGAGAATATCTGGCTCTAGATATTTCGATACCTTTAGCAACCTCTTCCTGAGTCCTGCTACCTCTCAACTCTTTTAACTTTTCTCCAAATGTCATTTTAATAATTCTCCTCTCGCACCGTATCAATAATTATTAGTATATCCTCATTATAGATACAAAATGTATCGTTTTAAAGAGTTTTATTAAAAAAGATATAAAATGTATCAAAAGGGGTTGACGATACATAATGTATCATCTATACTACAGTTAACGATACAAAACGTATCAAACGGTAGGTGATGAAATGAGGAAAAGACTTATAGATGAACGTACAGCAAGGAGTTTAACGCAAAAAGAGTTAGCTGTAGCTTTAAATTTATCAACTGTATTTGTTCGCAAGGTAGAAAAGGGTGAAAGGAACCCTAGTGTCAAGACAATGAAGGTATATCAAAGTTTTTTTGGTGTCAGGGTAACAGAATTGTTCCCAGACATTTTTAATGACTTCGATGATACAAAACGTATCAAAGATACAAAACTTATCGGGTAGGGAGGAAAGAAAATGAATCAATTACAGGTTTTTAATAATGAAGAGTTTGGGCAAGTTCGAACGGTGGTACAAGGTGAAGATGTTTGGTTTCTAGCGAAAGATGTTTGTGACATTTTAGAGCTAAACGATACAAACAAAGCGTTGTTAGCTTTAGATGACGATGAAAAATCTAAACACGAACAGTATTCGGGTTCAGGAAGAAAGCCAATGATTATCAATGAATCAGGTCTTTACTCATTAATACTTAGAAGTCGCAAACCGCAAGCGAAAGCATTCAAAAAGTGGGTAACAAGCGAAGTGCTTCCTTCTATTAGAAAACACGGAGCATACATGACAGATCAAGCACTCGAACAAGCGGTAACAAATCCGGACTTCATGATTGGGCTTCTTACAAACTTAAAAGAAGAGAAAGCAAAGCGAGTTGAAGCGGAAAGGACACTCTTACAACAACAACCACTTGTAACGTTTGCTGAAGCTGTACAAGTATCAACAAATCTAATAACCGTCAAACAGTTAGCGAACTTAATGAGACAAAAAGGAATCGACACAGGTCAAAACAGACTTTTCGAATGGTTTAGAGAAAACGGATACCTTTGCAAGAAAAGAGGTAGCCTGTACAACACACCAACACAGTACTCAATGGACTTAGAATTATTTAAATCACAAGAATATGTAAGAACAAATAGCCAAGGCGAGTTCGTAACATCATTTACTACAAAAGTTACAGGGAAAGGTCAGCTTTACTTCATTAATAAGTTTCTTGGAAAGGAAGCGATGTAAATGTTAGAAGAAAGCACATTCTCGCATTTAATGATACTAGCTCTAGTTATGTTACTTCCAGGATTCATCAAACTTATGGAACGCATAAACAAACGGATTATGAAGGATGAAAAGTGATGGATAAACAGCAACGTGATGATGACGAACGAAAGAAAATATTGTGGATCATAAATGATTTAAAGGCTAGAGACGTTCATAACAGCGCGGAAGTCGTTGCTATTCAACATTATGAATTTATCACTCTAGCTAAATAACTGATAAAGGGGAAATGAGAGATGAAAGAACTTAGTTGGTCTAATGGCGTTGAGTGGGGAGAAATATATTGCCCGATGATTGGTGAATACGTCATGACGTATTACAAAGAAGGAACACCGGCGTACGATTCATACACAAATCCTTTCGTAAATGAAGATGGTGACATTTATTACTATCGATTTGATCAAGATGAAGGTGGTTGGCATGAAGATGCTGAGTGGTTAGGTGAATATACAGAAGGTACAAATTGCAAGTTCGGTTAATAAGACAAGCCTTCGCTTGTCGGAATATTCAGGAACTACATAAAACCCAGTACAAAAGGTGTCCCCCACCTAGTAAATAGGTTCCTGGATATTCCGATGCGTGAAAGCATCAAGAAAGGGGAATGAAAATGAGAGAAATTAAGTTTGATGCAATTTATAAGCCGACAGGAGAACACTTTACTCCTAGAAATATTAATTTCGAAAGTAAAACAACATATGGAGATTTTGACGGTCAGGTAAGTGATTGGTGTCACTTCTCGTTAGATGGTGGTTATGGTGATGCAATTCTAAGACAATACACAGGATTAAAAGATAAGAACGGCAAGGAGATTTATGAAGGTGACATTGTTGAACATAAGGATTACAGTGCTGGAGCAATAATTTTTGGTGGTAATCAACCAACTTGCAAGTCTGTTATCCAATGGAAAAACTATTATAACGGCTATCATTTGGCTGGTTTAGGCAATCCGTTCAAAGGAGAGGATTTAGAAGTCATCGGAAACTTTTACGAAAACCCAGAGTTATTGAAGAAAGGTGAACGGAAATGACCCCGTGTTTCGAACCAACTTATTGCAATGACTTAGAAGGAAACAAGTACTTATGTAGATTTGAACATTATGAAGTGGATAGTCGCTTTGAGGGTGAGCCGAAAGAATGGAAGGCTGACATTGTTGAGGTAATGCCAATCATCCCTGCTTATAAATGTTGGGGAAAAGGAATCAAAACAAAATAAAAACCATTCGACTACGCCTAATCGAATGGTTCGTGAAACGACTTAATTATTATGTACCTCTATTATAACACGGTCGTTTCTTCCAGTAAATAAGGAGGAATGTGGAAATGGTTGATATTCAAGAAAAACAAGAAGAACGTGCAATCGAAACTTTGAAGCAAATGTCCGAAAAAGAACAAGACATCGTAAAGAAGTTAGATCTCGACTATGCAATCACAGTTTTAACAAATAAACCATATGGCGGAATGCCGTTCTAGGAGGATATGAAAATGAAATTATATGAACTTACTTCTAATTATAGAGAGTTACAAATGCTGATTGAGGATGGCGTAGATACATCAGCACTAGCAGATACGTTACAAGCTATTGAGGAAAGTATTCAGGATAAGGTGCAAAACACAGCTTTAGTAATTCGTAATCTTGAAGCTGATGTAGATGCTATCAAAGCAGAAGAAAAGCGTTTAGTGGAACGCAGGAGAGCGTTAGAAAACAACTGTAAGAGTTTAAAAGATTACTTATATCAACAAATGACAGCAACTGATTTAAAACGTATCAAAGGAACAATCGTAACAGTCGGGATTCAAAAGAACCCAGCAAGCTTAAATATCGAACCAGATGCAGTGATTCCACCAGAATATACGATTCACCAAGAACCAAAGGTCGATAAGAAGGCACTACTAGAAGCGGTTAAAAATGGATTTCAGTGGGATGGCATTACATTACGTCAGAGTGAAGGCGTGAGAATCCGATGAATAAAAGCGAAACGATTACCGAATTAGCTAAAGCATTAGTGAAATTCAATTCAGAGGTTAACAAAATAGCAAAGGATGCAGACAATCCTTTCTTTAAAAACAACTACGCAACGCTAGACACGATTATAGATGAAATTAGACCAATCCTTTCTAAGCACGGATTAAGCATTATGCAAATCCCAAGCGGAGACGGTCAAAACGTAACATTAAAAACGCTTCTCTTACATGAGAGTGGCGAATGGCTTGAGTCGGATGAACTAACAATGAAGCCAGTTAAAAACGATCCACAAGCAGTAGGTAGTTGCATTACCTACGCAAGACGATATTCACTAGCGGCATTCCTTAGCTTGAACACAGGCGAAGATGACGATGGCAACGGTGCTACTTATGGGAAGGACAAGCCTAAATCTAAAGGTAACAGTGGTCAAGCACCAAGCAAACCGCAAGGGAATGGCGGTAATGGTAAAGCATCAGAGAAACAAATGAAGATGATACATGCAAAAATAGCGCACATTTCAGCTCTAGCAAAGACTGATAAACATACTATCGAGGATACATTGAAAGGCAATATCGGAACTGACAACCTAAGCGAGATTAGCTCACAGATTGCATCGAAAGCAATTGAAGTACTAATGGGTTGGGAAAAGAAGTATAGCCAAGCAGGTTAAGGAGGTAATAGCCCATGCTGAACTCACAAACAACATCTAATGTCGTTCTTCCAGCATGGGTTTACAAGGACGCAAAAAACGAACAAGAGATTATGAGGAACGCTTGCAGGTATATCAATCGCATACCAAAGCGTTATCCCGGATATAAGGTTTTGGAAGTAAATGACGGTATAGCAAAATGCGAAAGGTGTGAAGATTGATGTTCCAAGTGCCAGTAAGACGTGGATCAATGAAAGAAATGTTAATAGCAGTTCGTGATTTAGAAAAACGAGGTTATGACTACGTAACGCAAATCAAAACGGTATATAAAAGCGGTAAATTTTATGAGCAAAGTGGAAGAAGCTTTCAAGGAAAACATGAATTTAGAACAATCGGATACGCGGACAATGTCAGCTACGAATGTTGGATGAAGAAGGTGAACTAAATGAGCAGTAACATATTTCAACTAGAAACATTTGCAAGAAGCGGATATATGGTGCGACTCGCTTATGTTGATATCACAGGGGATTTAATTGCCGGAATTTTGTTAGGTCAAATTGTTTATTGGTACATGCCTAATGAGCAAGGCAAGAGTAAGTTGCGAGTTAAAAAGAACGGAGAGTTTTGGTTAGCTAAAAGCCGTGAAGATTGGAAAGATGAGATTCGAATTACGCCTAAACAGTATGATCGAGCTATCAAAATACTAATCGAAAAAGGATTTGTGGAAGTGAAGAAGTTCAAATTTAACGGAGCTCCTACAAATCACATTAAATTAAACATTTCCGAAGTTAACGAAAGGGTGAAATGGATTTTAACCTTTGGGGAAATTCCAAATTCCCCTTTGGGTGAAATGGAACTTACCGAAACAGTAAATTCTTTAACAGAGATTACTACAAAGATTACTACAGAGACTACAAACAATAATATATGTGCTGCTAAAGCAGACACGAAGAAGAAGTCTGCAAAGCATTCTTATAGTGATGACTTTGAAGAAATATGGAGTATATACCCTAAGAAAAGAAATAAACCAAAAGCTTACCAACGCTATAAAGAAGCTTTAGATAAAAATCATAGTCACGATGACATTAAACATGGAATTACATGCTATACAAAAGAATGTGATCGCAACGGAACAGAGCTTACATACATCAAGATGATGGAAGGTTTCTTGAATGACGAAAGATACTTTGAATATAAGAAAACGGAACAAAAGCAGCAACAAACAGCTACCTATTCTATTGATAATCTACTTGATTGAGGTGTAACGCGTGGATAAGTACCAGGTTCATTACGAAAACGAATGTCATAGTCTCAGCATGATGATGCGAGATAACAGTTTAATAGATGAAACACGATTAAAACCAAAACATTACATGAATCCTCATAACAAAAACTTATTTAAAGTCATGAAGGAATTACGGGATGAGGACAAGCCAGCTGATATGAATTCTCTTGCTCAAGTAGGAGAAAACAAAATGGCAATGTTCGGCGGTGTAAATACATTAAGTAACGTGTATGGATTAGGAGTTCTTAGTCATAACTTCAAGTTCACACAAGATAAGATGATCGAGTTTGTAGCGATTGAAGAAGCTTTGCAAGAAGTTGAGAACTTTAAAGACAAAACGAAGTTCGTACACAATTCTAAACAGCTGAATGAACTAATTTCAAAGATTAATAATGTTCAAGTTGCCACTATAAAGCCACAGCCTTCGTTTAAAGAGAAATTACAAATAAGGGTGCAACAACATAGTCAAATGCCAGAACAAGGCTTGAGCGGAACGCCAACAGGGTTTACAAGCATCAATAATGCATTAGACGGTTGGCAACCTTCAGATTTAATAATTGTAGCAGCGCGTCCGTCAGTTGGTAAGACAGCTTTTGTGTTAGAAACAATGAGACGTGGTGCAAAAGCAAATAAAGATTATATGGGAACATTCTTCTCGTGTGAAATGGATGAATCAAAAATAATTGATAGATGGATTGCAACAGAAGGAAAGATTCCAGTCGCTACAATGAACAATCCGAACAAATTCTTTAATGGAAAACAGGAATATTGGGAGAAATACCACAAAGCATGCGGAGAACTTGCCGAACTTAATATAAATGTACGTTCTGAAAAAGGAATTAACGAAATTCGTGCGGTGATTCGCAAAACTGTAAACGAAAATCCAGGTAAAAAACACTTATTTGCAATAGATCACTTAGGACATGTAGATATTGACGAATCCTTTGATAGTAACCATTTGAAATTTACATACATCATGAAACAGCTGAAAGATATGCAGAAGGAATTTAACGTGCCTATCATCCTTGTAGCGCAGTTAAATCGTGCAGTAGAAGGTAAACAAGACAAGGCGCCGTCAATGTCGGATATAAGGGAATCAGGGAGTATAGAAGAGATTGCAGATGTGATTATCTTCCCGCACCGCCCGGCTTACTTTGACAGAGAACAAAGGGAAGTGCAAGACATTCATGATGTGGAGTTAATCATTGCGAAGAACCGAAACGGATTCGTAGGAACACTACCGTTCCAGTTCGTCAAAAAAACAAACTTATTCCTCGAAAAGGGAGTGTAACGCTATGACGGTTATGGATATGTACACAGAAGCAAAGAAGGACGGAATTATTAGTACTTGGCTGTTAATTGAGTATCTTGTTTTTGAAAGAAAGGCGATTACCTTCGCTGATGGAATGGACAAGCTCAGTTACTTTTTCGAAGAGAGATTCAGAAACAAAATGAATGAGTACTTAGTAGATTACATGATGCAACGCGGAATTAATGCGGCAGCATAAAGGGTGGGGAAAATGAGAAGTCAATTAAGTTTTGACGACATATTTGGTACTTTCGATTACAAAGCAAGGAGCACGGCCGAGCAATTCCTAGCGAATACACAGAGAATCCCTACTTACTCAGTGGATTTTTATAAGGACCAAAGACAAAGTATCGATTGGTTTGAAGCGAAGACAAAGAGCGAAGCCGAGGGAATGGCTAGGAAGAAATACGGGAAAATACAGATTGTTAACATATACATCTCAGATCGGACGCTAAAGGAAATTATGGAGCTAGATTAGGAGGGGGAAAATGGCTTTAAATCGGTGGTTGACTGATGAGGAACGCGCAAGGGCAGCAGCTAACGGAATAAGCACAAGAACGCTATATTATCGACTCTATAGAACGGATAAATGGGAGCTAGAAGAAGCGTTAACAACACCGCCTGGAACGGTTAGACATAATTGTGATGGGAAAATTATAAGGCTGCTACAAAAGCAATAAAGGAAAAGAAATAATGGCATTGGATTAGGAGGGGTAAGCGTGAAATACAAACCTGTACCAACGTGGGAAGACTATGAAATAGCCAAAAGGAACGGAATCAGCAAAAACAATGTAGACGTCCGTATTAACTCTCTCGATTGGGATATAAAAAGAGCAATAACGCAACCATTGGGTAAATTCGATAAATATTATGTGGAGTTAGCCAAAGAGAATGGAATTGCATATCACACATATCTTAAGAGACTTTCGCTAGGATGGAGTGAAATAAAAGCGGCTACAAGTCCTACAAGGAAATATAAAAAGAAACAAATCAGCTAGGAGGCAACATGGACAGGCAAGACGTTTTAATAGAAAAATTGATTCAGATGAATATATTCAAGCTAGCCGACGGGCGCGACTTATTTGAAGGAAGTTGCGAGGAACTGACGGGGCTGTTGGAAGGGAATGGGGAGAATGAAGATTAAGTACAAAGTTTGGGATAAAGAAAAAAGTCGATGGTTCAAACCGACATATAAAGGCTATTTAGGGGAAATAGAGGAACTGTCACTTCTACCAAATGGAAGTTTAATGATGAGAAATATCAATGAGACTATTCACGACAGTTGTTTTCCTGATCGATTTGAAACAGTTATGTATACAGGAGAAAAAGATGTGCACGGAAATGAAATTTACGAAGGTGACATCGTCTACCAAGAATTTTATGACCACCGTGTAGAAACAGCGCATGGACTTACTGGTGTAGTTAAGCAAGAAGAGGGAGTTTGGTGGATTGATAACGAGGTAGATGATGCGGTGCGATTATGGAGCGAGTTGAATTTAAACCATATAAAGGGCAATGTGTTTGAGAATCCAGAGTTACTACAAGGGGGTAACAAGTGATGAGAGAAGCGATTGAAGAGTTTATCGACCAATTGCAACAATCGGCAGTGGAAAACAGAAAGAAAGCTGATACAGCTTATGATGACGAGGATTTAGGGTTATCTGGTTTTTATAAAGGACAATGGATTGCGAATGAGGGAACGGCAATAGCATTAGCGACTATCTTATCTAAATTTAAGGAGGAAAAATGATGGAATATACACAGCATGGAGCGTTTGAAATTACTAAATTACTAGCAGAAGCGAAGGGAGAAAAGAAGTAATGGCCGTAACAAGTTGTAATTACACGTATTGGGAAGAAGCGATTAAAGAGTTTTACAGAAAACAAGAAGCGGAAAGAGGTAATAAGAATGGCAACCAAGATCATTGTTTATACGAAAAACGCATGTCCTAACTGTAATTCAGTTAAGTTTGGATTAGAAGCAGCTGGAGTAGAATTCGAAACTAGAAACATAGAAGAAAACGCAAAGTATAAGAAGGAATTTGATAAGTATGGGTATAGCACGGCACCAGTAACAGTATTTCCTAACGGTAAAGTGCTTGTAGGATTCGAATTTGGAGAGTTTGCAGAAGAACTTGGACTGTAGGAGGGATTATGTGAAAAAAGAAACCATCGTACAAGTTAAAAGTGAAATTATAACTAATCAAGATGAAATAAATAAATATAAATACCATCTTATGATGGCTAAAATCGAAGTTGAGAAAACTGAAAATAAAATTAAAGAATTAGAAGAACGTAGAGAAACATTATTAAATTTCCTATAAGGAGCGGGACGGAATGTTAAACATACAAAAGATTTTCGAAGCACAGGACAAGTTTGATCGTAAGGTTGTTGAGGTTCATGGCTTGGAAGGTCAAAACCTAACTGGCGACGTAACACACGCTTTTTATGTGGAAGTAAGTGAGTTAGCGAATGAAATAGAATATTTCAAATACTGGAAGAAAAATAAGCGTAACAGTAAAGAAAAACAACATGATGAGTGGGCAGATTGTATTCATTTCATAGCAAGTATAGGGAATAAATACGGGTTTAGTCATGACCTTCCTCATAATGCTTTTTGGGTAAATTATGTAGGGAGACAGGTTGATAAAACTTACTATGAACTATTTGATAAAATTCGTGAAAATTCACTGGATACTCATGCTAATTACTATTGTGTATTTGCATCCTTAATAGCAATTGGAGAAAAAATCGGGATGACTTATAAAGATATGGAAAAGGCGTATTTCGAAAAGAACCAGGTTAACTATGATCGGTTGGCAAACGGATATTAAGACAAAAACGCTATTTGATTAGAAAAGGATGTGTGGTTTGAAGTCGGAAGAAATTAAACAACTTATTAATGATTTAGAACGTAGAAAATCAGGTTTAAAACGGATCCAAAATGGTTTTTCGAGAATTCATAGTGAGGAATATCGTGATGGTGTTAATAATCAAATAAGTATCTTGGACCAGGTACTTATGAAATTGAATTGGATTATGAGAGATGAAAGTAATTAGTATAAAAATTTCATTTTATAGAAAAGGGGAATGGATATGAATGAAGAGATAAAACAGTTGGTAAATAGTGCGTTATGCTACTTTCCTAAGTCATTTGTAAACAGTGGTAATGAGTTAATATTTGAACCTAAAAACAACCTGTATTTTCGATTAGATGATATAGAGAGTGAATTGGATTTTAAGTGCAAATTGTTTGCGTGGTTATCAAGACCTATTAGTAAGGGATTGAGTCCATATTGGTCAAAAAAGGTTCTGAAGAGCTTTAATTGGTTATTAGGGACAAGCTTCACTAAAGAAGAAATGAGATTGATCTACACATATTTAGGGAATGGGACAAATAAATCGCTGTGCGTTGAATTCGTAAAATCTGATTACGACTTATCGTTATTGATTCCAGAAAACAAAAGAGCAGCTAGCAAAAGCTAACTGCTCCAACCATGGAATGTGGTTTGAAATGGGTTGTCTACAGTATTGACGGAATATTGAGTTTTATTCAGGGGGGTAGAGGAAATGACTAAAGAAGAATATGAAACAGCAATAAAAATAAACGGTAAAGATTTAACTCTTACACAGATTTATGAATTGATGGAATATGAAAACAAACCTGTTCAAACACACTGTTAGTAGGGGGAGAAGGGAAATGGAAACGAATTTTGAAGTGAAGACAGTTGGTGTTGAGTACACTTGCGATGAATGCAAAGAGGGAGAAATGTTTCATCAAGAAGGAAGAGACAAAATGTTACTTACTGATCCGCCTCAGTTCGAACACGTTTGCACTAAATGTGGATTTAAACAAACCTTTTTTAAAAAGTATCCAACAATTGAATATAAAAGAGTTAAAACAAAATAATCCTTTTAATAGAAAGTTGGTATGGAAATGAGAGTTATCGAATGGATATTTGAACTTTATATAAATTGGTTAACTCAATTCTACGAATGCATAGTGCAAGTGTGGGAATGGCTTGTATCACATCCAAAAATCACATACTCAGCACTTTTGTTACTTTTACTATTACCGCCAATCATACGTGTTATTAGATAGAAAGCGAGGCTAGGAGAATGGGAGAGATAAGGTACCTAATCAATGTAGATGGTAAAGAACAGGAAGTAAAACCATCCACAATAGATATAGAAAACAAAATTGATAATAACGACGGAAAAGTTACATTTCAAGAAGCTTGTGAATTAATTGCTAAATGGTTTAAAGAAACACGAGGGATAGATGTTACAGCTAAACAAATATTCAGTTCATCACCAAGTGGAGAGTTATGGCATGTGTTCGAATTGTATGCGGAAGCTAAAAACTATTTCGAAAAGAAAGTGAGGTTAGGAGAATGATTGATTATCATGCAAATGAAACAGTAACAATGTCATTAGAAAGATATCAGGAGTTATTAGATCAGATGGAATACTTGGAAAGTAAATCAATTGATAATTTCATTGAGAAAAACTATGTGGAAATAGAATGGAGACTTCCCATAGGGTCAACGAAACGTAGAGTGTGTGAATCAATAGAAATCGATTTGAATGCGATAGAAAAGGATTTGTCACAAAGGCATTTAGATGTCCTTACCATTCCGAAAACAGAAATAAAATTCATATACAAAGGCGGTAGTAAGGAGTTGGCAAATGGCTTATACAAGAAAGAAAAGGCAGAAGACGAAAGTAGCAGCCAAACCGAAGATTAGAAGTAAAGAAGTTATATATGATGGTATAAAATTCGATAGCCAAACAGAATGCGACTATTATAAGTACCTAAAAACAAGGGATGACGTCTTGAAAATAGATGTTCATCCCGAATATGAACTAATTCCAACATTCACGATTAAAAGCAGTATAACGAAGTCAGGTAAGTCGAAAAAGTCAGCCTCTAGGTTTACTCCGGATTTCAAAGTGACGTTCTCAGATGGTCGTATAGAGGTGGTAGATGTTAAGGGGCATAAGAAGGCAATTAATGAAGGATTCCCGTTAAGAAAAAGATTATGGGAGTTTCAAAACCAACAGGAGTTAATCGTTGCGATATGGGACAAGAAGTTAGGTAAGTGGACAAGATCATAAAGGGGTGAGTGTCATAAAGAGATACGAAGGTACACGAGAATATACATTGTTCCGAAAAGAACCAGGGTTTGGAGATTGTCAGTACGTTACGATATTCGATGTATTTAAGTATCAGGATCTAGTTAATCATTTTAATGATGGTTGGAGGATTCATGATGAGGACAAGAAGAAAACGGCCATAAGTAAAAGAGTGTCAGCTTAATGGATAGCGGAACCATGCGGAGTAGATTGGTGGGGGCTACTTTGAAAAGACCCTACAATTATTTTGTAGAGTCTTGATATTTCTTTAAAAGATCTCCAATAGCTTCATCTAATAATTTGGATTTAGGTATGCGTGTTTCTTGAGCTAGTTTTTCAAAACGTTCATGTAGATCTTTATCAATAGCATTTGAAATTGTTTTACGATTTTTTAGTCCTCGGTTTTTCATAAATTATCACCTCATAATAAATTATACATAAAACAAAACTACTTGCAACTACATGTAGTTAAATGTATAATTGAATTATGGAGGTGAGTAACAAATGATTCTTTCAAAAAAAGTACGTTTAAAACCAACAGAGGAGCAGGAAAAACAGCTTTGGAAATCCTCTGGTGTTGCAAGATGGGCATATAATTGGGCGCTAGAAAAGCAAGAAGAATCATATAAAGATGGCGGTAAATTCATTTCTCATGGTGTGCTTCGTAAAGAACTAACAACAATGAAGAAAACGAATGAATACAGTTGGTTGTATGATGTGTCGAACAATATTACTAAACAAGCCATAAAGGATTTATGTGAAGCTTACAAAAGATTTTTCACAGGCAAATCAAATAAGCCGAAATTTAAGAGCCGTAAACATTCTAAACCTACATTTTATAACGATAATGAACGATTAAAAGTAAAAGAAAACAGTATCATTATTGAAAAAGTCGGTTGGGTTAAAACTGTTGAAAAAATACCAAACTCAGATAAGTATACAAATCCTCGTATTAGTTTCGATGGGAAGTATTGGTTCATTTCAGTAGGAATCGAAACGAAGACAGAAAAACAGCAATTAACAAATGAAAGTATAGGCATTGATATAGGTATTAAAGAATTAGCAATATGCTCGGACGGGCAAATATTTAAAAATATCAATAAGACATCTATCGTTAAGAAAATCGAAAAGAGACTTCGCATGTTACAACGGAAAGCTTCTCGGAAATACGAAATGAATAAGATTGGAACAAAGTTTGTCAAAACCAAAAATATTATAAAAATCGAAAAGAAAATAAAGTTGTTATACCGGAAAATAACGAATATACGCGATAATCACATTCATCAAACAACAAACGCAATCGTGAGAACCAAACCATGCAGAGTTGTTATGGAAAAGTTGAATGTGAAAGGTATGATGAAGAACAGACACCTTTCAAAATCTATAGCTAAACAGAAATTCCATGATTTTAAAGAAAAAATGAAGTATAAATGCGAAAAGTATGGGATCGAATTTATAGAAGCTGATATGTGGTACCCTTCATCAAAAATATGTTCATGTTGCGGAAATATCAAAAAGGATTTGAAACTATCTGACCGAGTCTACAAATGTAATTGTGGAAACGTAATTGATAGGGACTTAAATGCCGCAATAAACTTATCGCGATATAAATTAACAGAATAACACTATGAAAGTTACTGTTAATATGTAGGATTCGTTGTATCCGAATTTACGCCTGTGGAGTGTTATATCAAACGAAAGTAGCTTCGGCAAAATCGGACACGTAGAAGCAGGAAGCAAACAAACTTTATAGATTTTTATAGAGTTTTGGCAACGAGCTACTTTACTAGGCGTCGTTGTTTAAATGTATAAAAGTTTATAGATTTTGGCAACGGGCTGTATTGTAGTCATCAATGCCTAAATATATAAAATTTATAATGTTGGCAACGAGCTACTTGCTATGCATGTTCCCTTATTCAACAAAGAGATAATAAAATTTCACGTACCTTATGTGATGTTAAAAAAACAAATTCAGAAATAGGGGGATTACAGATGGAGCAATTAGCATTCTTTCCAGAAATCACGAATGAGGAGTACAAATTGATACAAAAAGAAGTAGCAAAGGAGTTATTCAGTTATAGAGTTTTAAAGGTTCGTATGCAGAATCAGGAAGAATGCTCAAATCAAAATATCTCGCTGTTTCCTGAATTACGTGACACCAAGAAAATTAATGATTACAAATACATTCAGATTAAACGAGCGTTGGAACATGCGTTAGATCCAGAGCAAAGAGAGATTATTGAGCGGAAGTATCTAAGGAACGGGATGACAAGCGATAAGAATGTAAAAGCTCAAATGTTTCTAGAGAATAATTGGTACTACGCTCAGAAGAAGAATGCAATTATGGCGATTGCTACAGCACTACGAATTATATAAGGGGGATGAAGCAAATGAAACAACGATATAGATTATATTTAAATGGTGATTATTATGGATTTGGACCAATTGACCATATAAATTCTTTAATAAGAGACTACCTTGTTGATTGCGAGTTATACGGAAGAGAAGAAGTAGATTTTAGAGTAGAAAAGATTGGTGGAAAACACGGATAAAATGCGGATAAATTCACGATAAAGGAGCGGATAAGCAAATGCACATTTCAAATTATTATTATCTTACAAGCTTATTAACGAGCTTTGGACAGCCCTTTGACAATCGCATATCGAAGAGGATTAACACTCCTATTAGTGAATGTTCTGATGCGAGAATGTCACGGTAACGTATACCGCATAGTAGGGCGGGCAAGGCGGTAAGAACCCGCGTTAAGACGAGAAGACCAATGAATGTATTACGATGACATATTCCAGTGTGGCGGGTGTGAGATAACTCGCATTCGTCATGCTGTTTCTAATTTGTATCTATCATTCAACACGGAATCCACCTTCTGTGCTGAAAATAGATATAAATCTATTACTCTTGCTATGTTGATTTCTACGAATGGGGATGGTTTTCATGATTGAATGAAAATTGTTCTGGCGAGTAAAATCATTTGCTTTAAAACTGTTGTATACGTAACTTGAATTATCACCTATAGTAATTACTCACGATTTTTACTATTGGGATAAAACAGGGGTAAAGGAACTTGTCACTCCTTTACTCTAGATAATAAGACGGATAATTCCCCTGTCCGCGTAAATCCCCCTACTAATCTTGTTATCTAGAGTAAGGCAGTGGAAAAACGTAGTACTGTCTTGTATATAAAGATTAATTCCCTTTATATAATCACATTGATATTTCATCTGTCACGGGACGAAATATAACAAAATGGTTTGCAAAGGCTATGCGACGGCCGATGTATTGACCGACTCCACGGAGTATAAACGAGAAGATTCTTAGTCTTCTCCCAGTCACCGAACGTAAAACGCGTAGCTAATAAGAGCTAAAAAAATTACATGATGCGGTGGCTTGGAGAAGGTTGAGAGTACTCAGCCTTAAATGAAGAGATACTTATTGCCATTTGTTTTCTCTCTTTTCTCCCATCCCTTTGAAGCTGTCACTTCGGTGATGGCTTATTTTTATGAAATCTTTGATAAAACAATTAGGTATGATACGATTTGTTTATCAAATGAAAAGGTGGGGAAAAGATGCATACACAATTATATTCAGTAAAATCATTTTTCTTTGAATTGAAGAGGGTAAGTGATAAGAATGAATATTGGGAAATGAAGATTGCTAAAGTTGGAGAAACACATTTTGGCGAGGCGTTATGCCATGAGTGTGGTCACGTAATTAATTGGCAGGACCTGAAAACGAGAGATGAGTCAGTTGCGATACACCGATTGGTGGAAGCGGCAAAAATTAATTTTATTGATTAAATAAAAAAAGCATCCATAACGGGTGCTTTTTTCTTTGTTATATAGAAATTACACATTAAACGTAGATTTGAACAAAATGGACATTTGGTTAGGAAGGTGATTATGTGTTTGATTTTTTAATGTGGTCATCATTGGTATTAGATAACGTAATTAAAATAACGTTCGTCGGTGCAGGTGTGGCTATCATCTACGCTGCTTTAAAACCAAACAAAACAGAAACTAAAACAACTTATCGTGTTACTGTAACCGCTCCTAATTTAACTAAAGAAGAAGCGGATAAAGTAGCTAAACAAGTAGTTGAGGGTATGAAAAAGAGAAACAATGATTAAACCAATAACAATTATCGTAGGCGCTGCCGTAATCTGACGGGCGTCTTGTTTGTTGTTAAGGAAAGATAAGGAGGAGAAGGGATGAATAGAGAAGAAATGATTCGATTCGTCATTGAGGGCGGAAAAGAGTTCGGAGAAGATTACACTCTTAAAGGATTAGAGAAGATGTCTGATGAGGAATTGAAGAAACAAGTTAAATGGGTGGATTATCTGTTAGGTAAGTAAGGAGTGAGGAAGTGGAGTGGGTAGATTTCTTCGGAATTCTAATATGGGTAATCATCCTTCGCATGTATTATCGATATGTTACAAAACAAACGAACACAACGAACGAAAATAGAGGAGGAATACATTATGAAGAATAAAGTTACTATCTCTTATGGAGAAGGTAATGTTCCGTGGGAAGATGCTAATGAAGTTTATAAGGCATTAAAAACATTGGGTTATGAAAGAAACGTTGAAAAAGAAACATGTATCGGTGAGTTAGTTTTAGAGAAGGAGACGGACTCAAAGGAAAATGTACTGCAAAAGGTGACACAAGAACTTCAAAACGGCATGGATAACAACGAACTTATAATTAGAAGTATCGATAAGGCTCGGTATGGAAGTCAAGTTAAGTATACGATTAATGTTGTAGAATTGAACAAAAATATAGATAGTTAACAAAGTGAAGTTTATACAGGAAATAACGGCGATTAGGTGCTAAAAATGGCGTTTTTAAGCCAATGTATAAAAATATGAATACCTGTTATTCATAGGTAATTAAGAAAACACTGATACCAAGGTATTTCCCATCTATCTTATTTACATAATGCATCTTATCGGCAGTCATTCTGTGTATAATATTCATTTCCCTGTATAAATCAGTTTTTGTTATGGATTTTTTTAAAATATGATTCTTTTGAGGTGATTTCGTGAAGAAGAAACGTTACAAACAAAAACGAAAGAAAATGAATCTTTATTATGTAACTAATGGTTACTTCGGAGATACTGGTGTGCATGTATATGTAATTGCAGAAAATGAAGACAGAGCAGAAGAACTAGCTTCTCAGAAATTTAAAGAAGATGCAAAAGAAAATGAGGAATATGGTTCTGGTCCATATGAAGAAAATTATTGGAATGACTTAGAAGTGCACTGTGAAACAGAAGACGTATCAAAAGAATTCGTTTCGGATGTAAATAGCTAAATTACAGTAGCGAATCCGCTTCTTTTTTATTTTACAAAAAAAGAACCCGCTGGAGTTCGGGTCCTTTTCAAAAGTGATGATGTTTTCTCGGATTAGGAAAGAGAAAAACACAAAAATATAATACATCGAGTTTCAGAGAATTTCAAGACTAAATTAGGGATTACCGCGAGGTGGTGAATATGGCTAGGCAACGAAGCCCAGATCGTGATAAAGCATTTGAAATATATAAAACAAGTAAAGGTGAGAAACCGTTAATCGATATTGCAGATGAGTTAAACCTCAAGCCTCCGCAAATCAGAAAGTGGAAATCACAAGATAAATGGGATGAGCAAATGAATGGTAACAAAAAACCGCCAATCATTTAGCGGTTTTCGTCATTTCGTCTAATTCCTTTTTTATTGCTAGTTCCACTATACGAGCCTGAGGGATGCGACTTTCTATTGATACTTCTTTTAAGTATTCAATGATTGATTCGTCTAGTGTAAAAGTAACTCTTTTTTTCATTAGTAACTCCCCTTTCGATGAATAAACAATACCATAAAAGTATTGCATTTACAATACTAATTAATGTACAATATAAGTATGGTAAAGTATTGTATTCGGAGGGGTTATTGATGGCTAGACAAAGGAGCGAGAAAAGTCAATTGGCTTATGAAATATGGAAAAAAGAAGAAGGTAAAATAGCTCTCAAAGATATAGCAGAAGAAGTTGGGGTTTCTGCATCACAAATTAGAAAATGGAAGTATTACTATAAGTGGAACTCACAAGAAGAATCTCTAAATGACGATAATAAAGAAGTTGATAGTGGTAATCAAGACACTAATAAAAAGACGCTTTACCTTAAAGTACTTGGTGTGGTTGCCACAGCTATAAAAGACGATGATGTATCTGTTGAGAATAAATTAAAAGCGTGTGAGTTATTAGTGAAATTGATGGAAAATCAAGGGTTAGGAAGGAAAATAAACAAGATAGAAAGACGATTGGATTATTACTTAGGTGATTCCATATCTGATAAAGAGTGGGAAGAATGTAAAACTTACTTTAAAAATGAAGATAATGAAAGTTGTTGTGCGTACTGTGGAGATGTTGCGGATAGTTTGGAAAAGGAACACATCATTTCTGTAGATAAAGGCGGAACATATAATGTCAACAATATCATTCCAGCGTGTTCAAGATGCAACAGAACGAAAAATAATCAAGATTTGAACGATTGGTTTAGAAGTCAACCTTTCTTTGATCAAAAACGATTAGATAAGATATTAGAGTACCAACGAGTTAATAGTGAAAGGTATATCGATTAAAAAAGATCACTTCTTATTAGGTGGTCTTTTTTAATTTGTATACAAGATTGGAGATGAGAAGGTGATGTGACATGAGTAGACGAAGCCCAGAACGAGATAAAGCGTTTGAAATGTACAAGAATTCGAAAGGTGAAATTCCTATTGAAGACATAGCTGCTGATTTAGGGAAAAGCGTTTCTTTAATCAGAAAGTGGAAAACAATTGATAAATGGGACGAAAACATTACCGGTAATATTACCGTTGGTAAAAAGGTAATTACCAAAGTGGAAAATCCTAAAACTAAGAAGAAATTGAAGGCGATTTTAGAAGACGAAGAACTTAGTGAGAAAGAGCGTCTTTTCTGCTTGTATTATGTAAAGTATTTTAACGGAACCCAGGCAGCACTTAAAAGTGGGTATACGAAGGAAAGCGCTCATGTACAGGCTAGTCGATTGCTAAGGCGCGAACGAGTTTCTTCCTATATAAGAGAGCTTAAAGGTGAGTTAGTTGAAAATGTATTTGTAGAAGCGATGGATGTATTGAAAGAGTACATTAAGATTGCCTTTGCTGATATTACTAACTATGTGACCTTTGGACAAAGAGAAGTTGAGTTTGAAAGTGAAGACGGAACTCCTATTACAAGAATGATGAATTTTGTGGACTTACAAGATCATGAAGTGGTAGATGGATCGATTATCACTGAAGTGAAGCAGGGTCGTGATGGTGTTTCCATTAAACTTGCCGATAAGATGAAGGCTCTGGATAAATTGTCTCAGTACTTCGACTTAGTACCGGATACATTCAAAGACCAAATCGAAGCAGAAAGACATCGCATGCAGCAAGAAATGCAGAAGGTACAGATTGAGAAAGTTAAAGCTGATACAGAATTCACTAAAATACGTGCTACGAAACTCAAAGGTCAACAGAAAGATACTTCATTACTCGATGCGTTAATAGAAGGGCGTAAACAATATGAGCAAAACAGCGATTAAGTTTTCACCTAAACAGTTGGAAGTTATCTATAGGCCGTACAATTACACCTTCGATGTATTAGAAGGGACTCCGCGTTCAGGAAAGACAACGGCAGGACACTTTCGCTATGCTGATTATTTGACGTGGACAAGGGATACAAACCATTTGATTGTTGCTTATAACCAAGAGCAAGCGCATCGACTATTTATCGATGGTGATGGTACTGGACTGCAAAATATATTCGGAAACTTAGCTGATATTAAGCATGACGAACGCGGTTCGCACTTGGAAATACACACGCCGAATGGAATTAAACGCGTCTATTACAAAGGGGCAGGAAAGAGTAACAGTGTTGGAGCTATAACGGGTATGTCTCTTGGAAGTGTAGTGTTTTGCGAAATTAACTTACTCAACATGGGCATGATCCAAGAATGTTTCCGTCGTACTTTTGCGGCGCAGGATCGTTACCATTTAGCTGATTTAAACCCTCCTGCTCCTAACCATCCAGTTATTTCAGAAGTGTTCGATGTGCAAAATACACGTTGGACTCATTGGACTCCTGATGATAATCCAATTCTTACAGATAAGAGGAAGCGGGAAATACACGATATCCTTTCAAAGAATCCTTATTTGCTGGAACGAGATTGGTTCGGCAGAAGGGTTATGCCTCAGGGTGTTATCTATTCAATGTTTGATATGAAAAAGAACATACTCC